GAGGCTGAGGAGCAGGCTGAGGAGGTTGAGGCTGAGGAGCACCAGGCTGAGCACCAGGAGGAGGCTGGGCGGGCTGAGGCTGAGGCTGTTGTTGCTGTAGTATTTTGTTATCTATATCATTAATTATACCATTAAAATAGGAAAGATCAGTTGAATAATCTATTTGAGTATGTTTTTTTAAAGTTTGATTTATTTTACCTTTTAATTCATCAAATTTAGTATTAAAATCTGAGCCAGTCTGTAAATAAGTTTTTAAATTATTTTCCAATTGATTTAGTTTTGTATTATTATAATCTGAAAAATATTGATTGATTGTGTGTGTATATGTTTTCTGTTTAATTTTTAAGTCTTTTTTATAATCTGTTAATTTAGTTTCATCATTTTCTGAAGCAACCTTATTGTTAATATCCAAAAGATAATCATTTATTTTTTTTGTTTCAGTTTCTATTTTACTATCTAGATCTTTATAAAAATTAATTACAAAAATTATCTTTTTTATTTCAGTTAATAATTTGTGGCTTGAATGATAACTTCTTTGTTTATCTATAAATCTACTGAGAAGCACGTCAAGAGTGGCATTACTTTGAGAAGAGACATTAACTTTAAGAGATTCTATTTTGTATACGATTTTAATAATATCTGAATTTATACGTTTTTTATCCGAATAAAATTCGTTAATTATTACTTTGTAATCGACTGGGCGATCAGCTACATAATCATCTATGACAGATGAATATGTAAAATCTTTATAAAAATTAGCGTTTTTTTCATCCAATTTATCTTTATACTCATTTTCATCAAAATTCATTATATCTAATTTATTTACCAATTCATTTAAATTATATTGTTTACTAATCATTTTAAAATCATTTTTTAACAATGTAATAATTTTACTAAGATGAATAACATTTTTTAAATCATCTATATTTTCATATATGAATTCTTTATCATTTAATTCTTTAATTTCATTATTTAATAAATCTATTTGTGCTTTTAATTCATCTTTTAATTTTGTGTCATTTTTTACAACATTTATAGAATGTTTAATATCAGTGATATTAAACATTTTTACACTTGGTGTATTTACACCTGGTATATTTTTTGGAGTAACTGAATAAAAATGATTTCCTCCATATATTATATAAATTGTCTTACTAATGTCGGAATTACCATTAAAAAATCTTATTTTCTTATTTTCTAGATTAGTTATTTTAAAATCATCCTTTAAATGAAACGATGTTTCATTCTTAAAATCAAATGATTTAAATTTTTTCTCCTTTGCTAATTCATTAAGTAAAGGATCATCATTTATATTAAGTGAAGGATCACCATTTATATCAATTACACAAATATTTAAATTCTTAATTTTACCATAAATTAATAGATGGTTTATATCTAAATATGGTATTCTTTTGATAACTGAACCATCTGAATTTGTAATATCTTCTAATTTATTAAGCTTAATACTAGTATCACCAGCTAAATCATTTTTTGATATATCACCACCATCAAAATAATAATAAAAAGTTTTACTATCTCCTTTATAGTCCTGAAGATCTTTTCTAATTTGAATATACATATCATGATATGTTGATAGCAATTGTATTACAGTTGGTTTATTTTGTTCAATTGTAGTATCTGGTGATGTGTTATTATATTCAATGTTGTCCATTTTTACTGTATCATTATTATATCTATCCATTTCATAAAAATCGAATAATTCATTAAAATGATAATCTATCGGCGGTATGGTACTATCTGTATTGTATTGTGTATATTTAAAATCATCATAATTTACTTTGTCATCTTGAAATATTTCACTATAAATATGTTTGTTTTTATTATTGAAATATTCTCCACATAATAGAGCTTCTATTCCACAATCTCCTAATCCACGAACATTATATATATCAAATTCTATATTTGGATTGTTGAAAATATTAAACATTAAATTGTCGTTTTTTACATGATATTTATATTTAACAATATTAGATAAATTTTTTAGTTTATCAGTAGTATTTAAACCATAAATTTCATCTATTTCATCTTTTGTTATATCATGCGTGTTAGATAAAAGATTGATACATTTAGATAATATATCAACATAATTTGATATTTCTCTTATTTTCTTACCATCACCTCCAGAAACTCCAGAATCATCAACGTCCGAATCATCGTCAGCTTCTGTAGTTTCAGATGTTGATGTTTTATCATCATCATTATCATTTGTAATAGGCTCTTTTGGATCATATCTTTTTCCAGTTATAAAATTCTTTATAATAGTTTTATCTTCATCGTCGTCAAGATTAGATAATAATTTTATGATATCTATTATATATTTAACTTTTAACTTAAATGGATAAGATCTATTATCTTTAATTACTTTTAAAAATGCATCTTTTGGTTGAATCTTTCTATCTAAATAATTTTCAATTATATCTATTTCTTCGTTTAAATTTTTAATATTTAATTTTATAAAATTATATCTAGTAAGTCCTATGCTTTTATTTTCTTTATTTTTAATATCTGCATATAATTCACTAGAATTATCATTGATTTTTTTTAAATCTTCTAATATTGTATTAAATCTATGTCTAATAGAGTTAAAAACAAAAATAGGAACAATATCATTTAATCTTTCTATTTTGTTGTCAATATCTACTATAGTAGATATATAATCATTAAAATAAGAAAATGATTTAAAAGAATCATCTGCTTCTTTTAAATCATCATTAAAATTTATACCCTTAATTTCATCATATTTTTTTATATAATCAATTCCTCCAAATTTTGTACTATTTATTTTTGAAATTTTTTTTGTAGATAATGCAAACAAAGTAAAAAGACTTTGTTTTCTATTACAAATAAAACATGCTACAACAACTAATAAAATAATTAATAATATATACAAAAATATGTTCTTCTTAGAAATCATCGTATATTATACCTTTTTTTAAATCTACTATTAAAAAAAAATATTATTATGTTAGATACTTTCGGATTCATTTAATAATTTTACAATTTCTAAATTATATTCTCTTCCTTGTCTTTGTCCTCTCCCTGCAACTTGTAATTCTACATTTGGATCTACTACATGATGATAAAAAATAATATGAGATAAAAATGGCATATTAATTCCACCACAGTCTTTTGCAGCTGTTACTAAAATAATATTGATATCTTTTTTTACTTGCTGAATAATTTCATCTTTTTGCGTTCGTGTGCCTCTTAAAATACAATGTGGAATGTTATAAGATGTTAATTTTTTATGTAAATATGTTGTAGATTCACTATGCATAGTGAATATTAAATATTTCTTTTGCTTATTATGTGGCCAATTCTTGTTTAAATTTCCTTCTAGTAATCCATTAATAAATGGATTAGTAATTATATTACTAATACATTCTACATTATGCATTGGATTTTTTACATCGCTATTATACATTGAATAATTCATAAATTGAATAAGTGCTTTAACTTTATGATCGGATTCAGTTATTGGTTCCTCTATTATATTCTTTGTTCCCAATATTGACTCATTTTCTAAAACTAAATTTAATTCTATCTCCTTTCCTACTCTCATAATATCAGAATTAATTTTTACATCATGTGCACAATTTGGACATCTATTAATAAATGTTTTTTTTGAATTTTCTTCTTTTGTTATACATGTTTCACATACAATAATTTGACAACATCCTATAACAATAAATGCTGGCTCTCCTTCATCAAATGTTATCTTACAACATTGACAACAACCTTCTCTAATATTATCTCTCATTCTATTTAGAGGTATGCTATATTTTTCGTTTCTAATTTTTGCTTTGCTTTCCATTGAAGTAATCATCTTAATTGCTTCTTTATTTAAGATCAATGAATTAAATTCTTCATCTGTTCCATTTTTTACGATTTTTCTTATATCCTTTAAATCTTTTGATTCATCTTTTGATTCATCTTTTGATTCATCATCTTTTGATTCATCTTTTGATTCATCTTTTGATTCATCTTTTGATTCATCATCTTTTGATTCATCTTTTGATTCATCGTCTTTTGCATTTTTTACAATTTCTATCCTTTTTAATGTTCTTATTGATTTTTGTAAATTTTGTAATTGATTGCCTACTAATTTTTTAATTACAGAACCTACATCAGTAGCATCTATTCCTAATGTTTGAGCTGCTGTATTTATAGCATTTGCATTAATCATTTCAATAACTTCATTAGGAATATCTAAGTCTTTTAATAATGATGCTGCAGCACCTCCCTTTACATTAATCTTTCTAAAAATTATATGCGTTGAATTGATATATTTATTGACATATTCAGGTTCACATCTAATACTTAATGGAAAATTTAATAATTGATCATGAGCTGCTGTTAATATTGGAACTTGCATATTATTTTTTAAGAAATCCTCAATACTATCCTGATTAAATTTCATGTAATTCTTTGCATTTGTTACTCTACATGTAGCACTAATTAACCATGTAAACATTGCAGGAATAAAACAATCATCACTTCCTAATTTTAAAGTGTCAAAATCATCAACAATTAATCTAGATATTATAACTCCATCTAAAATTTTGTTAATTGCTTCTATAATAGATCTATTTTTTGTTGTCAATTTAACATCTTCTCCTTTCGTTTGATAATTAGATGTTACTCTTCCAGTTTTGATAAAAATTATATTATATCTATTTATATTATCAGATAAATAGATATTTTCAAATTCTTTTAATGATTTTACATTTTCTATAGTAAAAAATGTTAAATCTGTAAATCGTTTTGTTTCATTTTCCCATTGTGAAATAATTGCAGAGTTAGCTAATACAAATGTTTGACTTAAACATTTTTTATATTCTATATGAATTTCAGGATAAAATCCTTTAACATCGGAGCTAAAAGATTTCACTAACTTATTTGTATATTTTGGTGATTGTGTGCAAATAAGAGCTAAAATTACAATTGTTTTACCAAATGAAGGTTTTTCAGATATGCGAGCTTTTTGAGTTTTTAAAATATTATTATCAACATTTATATATGTCATATTTTCTAAATCAATCATTGTTTTAAGTAAAGTTTTTTGTGGTATGAATAATCTTCCTTTAAAATTTAATGGGTTTGCTTTTTCATCATTTTCATCTAACAACACAGAATCAAAAAGAAAATGATTTTTATTAATCCAATACATTATATATATAATGTATATTCTAAAATTGAATATAAAATTACAATATCAAGTCTCTAATTATTAAGGGACTCAAAAAAACATGTTTGCAACTATATTGCAGTTACAACAAGCAAATCAAGAAGAAAAGGAAGACCTTTTTGAATTTTTCGAAGGTATATACGGACCGCATTTCGTTGAATTATTGAAAAGAAGTCTAAAAAAAACGATACCTATTAAATATGGTAATATACTGCCGTCTGTTAGTGGTAATATACTGCCGTCTGTTAGTGGTAATATAGCTACAGATATTACTATTTATGGTATTACTAATTTATCTAATTGTTTATTGATAAATGTAATTTTATTTGGTAAGACATTTGAAAATCATTTCAAAGATTCTCAAAATGATTTTCAAGTAATATATTCATATTTCATTGGTTATGAATCCATCACAATATCAAATCCAAAAGAATTTTCTGGCAACAAATTCTATGACTGTAAAGATATAATGATAGATATGCCTCTTGAAGTGAATAGTTTTTGTGTTCATTTTCATTTTGAAAATTGTGAAAAAGTTACAATTTATTGTAACATGTCAACTGAAAGACTTTCAATAACTAAAATAAATTCTAATGTTAACTTAATAGGATTTATTGGAACAAATGAAATATTATAATATTTCATAATAATATATTATTATGAAATATTATTATGAAATTTCATGATATTTCTTTTTTACTAACAAATAATATAAAATGGATGCATACATTGAATTTGTAAATCGCCATGTTCTCCTAAATCACTTGCTTGATCTCCAACATTAACTATAATTCTATAATTTTTTTCAATATTTGCTCTGCTATTTTCTTTAAAATTTCTAATTGTATTATATATGTAGTTATCAGGACACATAATTAAATTATCCATTAAATAATTATAGTTAATAACATCATTAAATAATCCAACATATTCAAAATTTTCAATAGTTTCACTTCTTAATGATTCTTTTCTTCCTGTTACGAAAAATATATGTATATCTAATCTACACAATTCATTAATTAATTCCAATGCTCCAGGTAATAATGGATTTAGTCTAACTTCATTTCTATTCCAACGCTTACCATCCTTTGTTTGAAATAAATCACTAGCATGAAAATCTCCATATGAGTTCATATGAATATTACAAAGTATTACCTCATCAATATCTAAGGTTACTGCTAATTTTCTTGGGTTTTGTTTTTTCTTTTCAAATTGATTATATTTGTCTTTCCAAATCCCTAAGTTAGTAGTTATATTTTTTAAAGATATTTTATGTCTTGGAAGAAAAATTTCACTAAAATAATATCTTAAGTAAGGATTTGAAAAGTCAACAAAAACCATTTTAATTATATTATATATTTAAATAATATTATTCATAATATAATGGATAATTTTTTTGTTGTTGTTTTTGTTCTTTTGTTAATCTCAATAATTGTATTAAAAAACAAAACAGATATAATTATTGCATCAACTGTACTCTTTGGCATATATTATTTTTATATACTTAATTGTTCAGAAAAACCTGACTGCTCAGAAAAACCTGACAGATATGTTTTTGGTAGTTTAAAAAAATCTGGCTGCTCAGAAAAATCTGACAGCTCAGAAAAATCTGATTACTCATTTAATGAAATATTACCAACATTAGATAGATTATCTAAAAGTGGAGATACCGATATTACTATTTATTCGCAATTAAAAAAGGACAGAATTAAACCATCTACAGAAAGCAGATATAATAAATTAAAAAAATATGTAGAAGATGAAATGATTAGTGGTGAAAAAATACAATGGTGGGGAAATAATGACTATTAATTTAAGATTCATCATCTGCATCCAATGATGCATCTATATCTGCATCATTGGATGCAGATGTATCTTCCTTTGAATCATTAGAAGATTCTTTTGAATAGTTAGATAAATCATTAGAAGATTTTTTTGAATCGTTAGATGATTCAATTAAATCTTCCTTTGAATCTTCGGAATCGTCTGAATCGTCAGACGCACATTTTTCTAGTTCTTTAAAATTTGCATCTACTTGCGAAAACAAACTTTGTAGTTTTGGATTACTTGCATGTTGAGATGCGAGCTTTCGATAATGTGAAATAATCTTTCTGAATTGTGCCATAACTGTAGGTGAAGATTTTGTATTCTTTGAAACATCTAAAACAAAATTTTCCATAATAATGGTTGGATTACCGCTAATAGTAAAATCCTTGTAATAGTTATTGAAATTACCTTTTAATAGAGAAATACTATCAATAATCTTTTGAAATGCTTGATCACATCTTGGAATAGCTTTTTTGACTTCTTCAATACTACCCATAATAATAGAAACAAATTCTTCAATATCAACATCAGGATTTGAAAGGATGTTATACATTTCAACACTAACATCAAAAACTTTATGTAAAAATGTAAGAATATAATCCTTACTAATTTTATCTAGTCTACTATCGATATAAATTTTCTTAATGTTAAGTTGCTGTAAATCTGCAATTGGATTAAATGTTAAACCTGCGCTCCTTGTAATAAATTTATCTTTTAAATTATTCAGGTCTGATATAGATTTTTTATGTACAATTAAATTTTTACATGTAACAATGATTAAATTAACAATTGCACATTTTTTAATGGCCATATATTTAGAAATAAAATCATCAATTTCAAGCTTTGGAATTGACATAAAATCTGACTCTTCTAATCTATCACGAAGTAATAATTCATTTTGATAATCTTTTGTAAAATGGTTATTGATTTTAATATCCGTAAATGTCGAAGTAAATAGCCCTGCCAAATTTAAGGTATATTTTTGAGTAATTTCCTTAATATCAGGAAAAATATTTAATAAACTATTACGACTAATGTTATCCATAAGTAAGATAAATCTTCTGGTAACATTTTTAATTTTAAGAAAATTAACATAAGCAATAGGAAATGAAATACTTCCTTCTGTAGTTCCTAAAATATTTTGAAACATTTCAACAACATTTGAATCATTTAAAGTTTTTTTAACTGAATCGAAATTATTCTTCTTCATCTTATAATATTTATTTTTTTAGTTTTAATATATTTTTTAAGGTGTATTTTTTTTAAATATTACATTTAAATGTAATATTTAAGTGTAATATTTAAGTGTAATTTTTCATGTTTATAACACATGAATAGTTAAATTTAAGAAATAAAATTATATGAAAATATATTAACTATGCAAAGCGTAGCTACACACGTTAATGAATTTAATAAAAACTTGAAATTATTAGTTCGTGAACTACATAAACGATTTCCTAATGATCCTACAGTATTTCGTATTAAACAAAGAATTATGACAGCAATTGATATTGAACCTTTATTTGTTTTAAGGATAGTTGGACCATATTTATATAATTATAAAGAACAAATTTTTAGCCTAAATACTGATGATAAATCTGAAGATTTTTTCCTCGAAAATTCATATGATAGTGAAATTAAAGAAAGCGTAAATGAAAAAAAAGCAGAATTAGTTGCATATTTAATTCCAAAAGTAAAAGAATGTATCAAGCTATTAGAACCATCTGAAAAAACAGAATATAAACAGTTAGTAATTAATTTACTTGATGAATATATTGAATATTTAGGTATTTCTATTAATTCATAGGTATTTCTATGAATATATTAATTCATAGAAATATTAATTCATAGATAAATGCATATTTGTTAAATAGGCATTTATCATCATATCATCCTTTGAATCTTCATCATCCTGAATCTCTTTTTTATTGTTATTATTTTTAGTAATATTATCATTACTTTTAGTAATATTTATATTACCAACATTATTACCATTATTACTTTTAGTAAGATTTACATTACCATTTACATTGCTATTTATATTATTTCGTGTATTTTTTTTTATTTCCTCCCCAAGTGAAGTTTCTTCTTCGTTTGATTTTAATTCTTCTTCATAGTATTTTTCAAGAGTATTAGAATTATTAAATACAAGAGTATTAGAATTATTAAATCCAAGAGAATTACCTTTCTTAAGTTTTTCACAATAATTCATTATTTCTGATAATCCAATGTATGTATTGTTCTTAACTATTAAAACGGGCAATTTTGTAATTTTATTTTTTTTAAGTACTTCCATTATGTTTCTATCAACCTTCTTCACTTTTACATGTATGGTATCAAGATTATTATATATATATCTTAACAACTTTAAATTTATTTGATTTGATTGTTTGTTGTCTAAAATAAATAATGTAGACATTTTATATATATATTTTTTATATTTTTAAAAAGACGAATTTTAAAAATTGAAAATAAATAATATATTAAATATACAATAATGACCACAATTTCAGATATAAAAATAACAAGAGAATTATTAGGTACTTCAGCTAATGCTGAAGTAAAGAAAATTATATCAAATTTTCATAATGGTAAAATTCCAAATATTTGTCCAATGGAATTTTCATTTAATTTAAACAATACAACATTGCAATTTGCAAATGCTTTTAGGCGAGAAATGTATCTTGTATGGGGATGGACTTTTAAAGTAATAGCATTTGATCCATCAACTACTGAAAACATGGTTTCTATTTTATTCATCAAGAATGAATTAGAAAATTTAAGAGTTCCATTTGCTGATAGTAAATTGCTTGAAACATTAGAATATAAAATAGATATTCAAAACAATACACCAATTAGTAGATATGTCCGATTAGAAGAAATGACAACATCCACTAATTTAAACGGTATTGAATTATTTGATCCAAAAATTATAATTTCAATGGTAAGACCTGGAGATATACTTAGAATGACTATTGGATTTGAATATGGAGATCCAAAACAAAATGTTAAATTCAGCCAAGTATCCAGAGTAGTTTTTAAATATAATGATATTCCTTTATTACCTGAAAGTGAAACACATTTAAGAGATAGTAAAAATGCGTATAATAGTGGTTATACTGTACCTAGCGTACAATTAAATCCAACATCTTTTCAATTTAGTGGTGTTGTTACTGTTACAAATAATGAATCAAAAAATGTATTATATTCTATTTTGAATTATACTTGTCAATCATTAATTGACAAATTTAGCATTATCGGAGCATTAAATAAGAAACATCAAAAATCTGATACTGAAACTGTAACTTTTCAAAATTTATATATAAACATAATCCAATTAGATAATGGATTAAATGAAGCTACTATGCACATTTATAACGAATGTCATAGTTTGGGTGGTTTGTTTTGTAGATATGTTATAGATATTGAACCAAATATTTCGTTTGTTGTATATAAAGTTATTGTGCATGAAAAAAAATTAGAAATAAAAATTAAATATGATTCTAATATTAATCAATTAATTAATAAAGTGGTTTCGAAAAGTTTAGAAGAACTTGAACGACTTAAAACTGAAATCATATCTCTTAGCGATTCTATTTAATTTTAAATCGTTATATAGATTTAAGCTTAAAGAGATATATCTTTTAGTAATTCTGTAATTTCTTTTTTCCATAAACTTGCTCCAATAATTGGTCGCTCGCTTAATAAACCGATAATATTATTTAACTCTTCTTGTAGTGAAATAATATTATCTTCTTTTTTACTAATATTTGTTTTGATTAAATCTCTTTCACGTAAATTAAGAAGATAATCATAATTTGCATCTGGTTCTCGAGTTATTTTATCAACTAATTCTTCATTTTTTGTTTGAGCTGGACTATGAAGAATTTTATGATTAATGGGAACGAAATTATGACTTTTTAATATTGCATATGCTTCATCATAATCAGCTAATGTTGAAACTTTTAATTCATGAGACATAGAAGCATAACGAACTATTTCTTTAAGTTCTGTTATTTGATATGTTTTTAAGATTTTGCTACGATTTATTCTTGTTTCATAAAGATTTCTTCTGTGAGGTGCCCAATACAATATAACTGATAAATAATGTTTGAATTCTAATATTGAGTTATTAGTTCCATAATAATTTAAGAACGAATGCATTGCTGACCTCAATAGGAGAAATTCCTCAACTGAATCAAATGTTTCATTACCATAATTTTCTTTGATTTTATGAGAGGAATAAAGAACAATTTCAACTTTTACATTGGTAGTATCGCTTTTGTCATTTACAGAAGAAATCCAATTACAATAATTCGAATCTTTAACTTCCATTTTCTTTGTTAAATTTTCAATATATTTTAACGTTTGAACTCCAATGGGTAATTCTTCAATAATAATTTTATTTTTTTCCATTTTATAAACACCAACGCTATAAATTGTATTTTTATATTCAACAATTCTACCTTTAAAACTAGACGTATTAGGAGGTAAATTCCATATTTTAGATAAATTATCTATAACTGAACAAATTTCTTCAGTATGTCCTTCGGTTATAAGCCTATCGGCTATAGAAATAAGTTTTGTATCACCTTCAATATATGCATTTACAATATCCAAAACTGATTTTATGTCTCTGGAATAGCTTACATGGTTCCATCCTTCACTGACACTCTTGTAATCATTTAATACTGGAGGTAAAATTGGAATATAAAAAGTTGGTTCTGTAGATGTCTTACCATCATCATTGTAATAATCAAGAAAATATTCATCTTCTTTCTTTATCAATTTATATGCAATCTTAGAAGGAATTACACCGATATATCTCGGTGAACCCGCTTCATGTCCATGTCTAGAACCAAATTGACCAACTCCAATTAAAAACGGAATTTTCCAATTATATGTCTGTGCCATTGTTATAATAGAAGAATTTAATGAAGCATCACCATGATGATAATTACAATATTCTGCAGTGTGTCCACCCAATTGAAAAACTTTCACTGGATCAGAACGATTTGCAAACATATGTATAGCACCTGCAAGAATTTTCCTTCTTGAAATATTTAAGCCATCAATAACACTAGGGATTTTCCTTTTTAAATCATCTAATTTAAATGATTTAGTATCAATATTTAAAGCTTCTTTTACCATAAATATTTTTTTCTCGTTTTCACATTCCGTTCTATCTTCATCTGTTAATTGCTTAACAGGAATTATTAACTCTTTTTTTCTTAAACTTGGATCAGCCCCAAAATATATATTAAATACAGAACTAATATATTTATTAGAACCATCTAAATTATATGTAAAAATTTCAGATTTGAACTTTTTTTCTTCAAACATTTTTCTTGCTTCTTTATCATCATGTGTAGCAAGTCCTTTGTAATATTGAACTCTGTAATTAGACATATTTAAAGAATCAATAATTTTTATCATTTCATGTTCTGAATAAAATTCTAAAGGTTCTTCAGATTTTTTCTTAGAATATAATCTAATAATTGGAGTTCTTAGTCTACAAATTATTCCATTTTTTAATAAAGCAGGCCAAAATAAATTTAGCCATACTAAAACTAAAGGAGCAATTTTACCAATTCCATCTAAATCTTGATCTACACATAATAACATTTTTCCGTAATGTAATGTATCAATTTCTTGCTTTGTTTCATATTTACAATCATAACGAAGTCCAAAAGCTTCTGCTAATTCTAGTAATCGTTTATTATTTTGTAATTTTGCATTTCTTACTAAAAATGTTTCACCGTCTTGAGTTTCACATTCCTTAATTTCTCTTGCCGCATTTAAAATAACACCTTGAATACTAATTATTCCAATGTAATCAAGCAATGAACGTCCATTTTTTAATCTTGAATTTGATGCTCCTGCAATAATTAAAGTAATAGCACTATCACCTTCTGCAACTACAAGATATGTATTCTTTTTTTCATTAGTATTGCATAATACAGATTTTCTATGTTTATTATTAACTATAGATTTTGTCTGTTTTGATGATTGAGACATTAATAATTTTTCCGAAACAATATTTGATAATTGGTTTAGAAATGTCATATTAATTGAATATTGATTAACAATATCAGATGAAATTTGCACTTCGTCTTTTGTTTGACTATTCCAATCAACGCCTGGAATTATGCATTTCATAAAAATACAAATACTAGATAATATTTCTTTTGTTGAGATTGTTTTTTTATCATTTTTTCCCTTTTTACCTAAAACTTTTTCAAGTTTAGAATCAATATGTGCGGTAATAATTTTTTTCACATGCTGAATATGAGAACCTTTATTACTAATTACACCATTTACAATTGCCAGATTATTAATTATCTTTTTACCTTTTGGAAATAATGATATTGCAATATCCCAATTAAATTTTTTAAAAGCTTCTGCTTTTGATTTCATTGTTGTATGCATAACAGTTTGAATATCTTCACCTAATAATGTAATTGATAATTTACTTAAATCTGTAGTTAAGCAACGCACTCCATTAAATGAAACAGATACATCTTCACCTAAATATGTTGCAATATAATGAAGTCTTAATCTTAACCACATAGTAATATCATTAAAATCAGCATCGCTTAATCGTTGAGTATATCCTATTTCAACATATTTAGGTTTCATAATTACTTTCACATATGATTCACTGCTATCAACAATTACTGGATTATATCTTTCAGATAAACAATTTTTCCATAATTGTGAATACGAATATTTTCCATCACAAACTTCAACTTGAAATGTTTCAGCTTTACAATTAGCAATTTTTGCACCTAATCCATTTGTACCTCCTTTGATAGCTGCATCACTTTGCTTTTTATCTGAGTTTGTTGTTGAAAATGGTATCGAAAACATTGCTTCCACATTGTAAATAGTTTTGTCAATTTTCTTTATAATTATACCTTTACCATTATTACAAATCATAAAACCATTAGTTTTATGAAATGTAACTTCAATGTAAGTTACCTTATTTTTTTTATTTGATGATGCATCAGAAGCATTTACAATTAATTCATCAAATGATTTAATTAAAGAAGGTGTGTGATGGTTTTTTATCTCACATAGCTTGTTTTTATCGTCTAGCCCAAGAAGACCCATAGATACTTTTTCATTGGAACCAGCCCACATAGATTTCTTACGAATATGCTCTTTAATATCCATAATTTTAAAGTCATTTGAAGATGCTGTATTTTCAGCCATTTTATAATTTTCAGGAATTTCTGACAATATTTCCTCAATAAATTGATCCATTTTATATATTATTAAATTCTGATTTCAATTTACTAAATATTCATGATCGGTAGATAATAAATTTGTTAGATTATCTTCTAATGTTTTAGAAATATCATATGTGATTCTTTGCTTAGCTGAGTTTAAAAATAATATATCTGATGATGATAATTTTTTATTTGGCTCGCTTGAAAATGGAGAATTAGGAACTTCTTCTATTAATGTTTCATTTAAAACACATCTATTATCAATTAAAATTAATGGTTTATGTGTTTTTTTAAATAATAGAAGAAGCAAAAGAATAATACAAATTACTACAATCATTATACTTAAAAAAAATAAAAAACAAATTTAAAATAAACTTAACGTCTAGACGTGGTAGGTGCGGGTCCAACAGTTGCACATCGCGAAGGTTGCCAGCTAGAAGGAACCATAGAAGAAGGAAGCTTGCAAAAATACAGAAGCAGTAAATAAACAACAACCAAAACCAGAAGCACCATAAGGCCAACTTTCATAGGACTCATCTTTTTATCCGAAGGCATAATTGATTCAATATATATAAGTAATTTAAAAATTATTTAAAAAATAATTTTAATTAATTGTTTTATTAATATTTTCATTAATTTATGATTTTCTGAATATTCTTTTTCTGAATTCTATCATTAATTCATCGGGAATTTGCTTTCCCATAAAATATGTATAATTTGCACCTTCTAAACGTTTCCTTATATAAAATAAGGAATAAAGACCACATTCTGTTTGAGAATCTTGATGATCTACATTTGTAACTGATATAGTTTTTACTTCTATATCTATGTTTTGACGCCTCAGATAATTTATTAAATGTGCCCTATTTTTTTCCATCCAATTTACCATGACTTTCGGAGGAGATCTACCAACGCTATTAAAATATTCTATAGTCCATGGATAACTTCTACAATCAACAAAAACAGCAACCCAATGTATTCCGGGTCCAGTACTAACATCTGTATTAACTACACATCCCATACAATTGAATTTTCTTTTAACATCACCGATTGAAGGACCTAAATAAGCACTCATATAACCATCTAACATTTTATCAAATTTAATTTTCCCAAATAAATCTCCATTTGTATCAAAATCCATCATTGCAAAAGGACATGGAAAAAAGTTAATATGTTTTCTAGCCCATATTCTTAAAGTATCATCGATATTGTAATTGTTTAACAATTCTGTAGAATTACGAGGCCCATATGTTTTATATCTTAAATGTAATTCCTTTTGAATATCCTTTTCTCTTATGCCATGTTTAGAAGCATATTTTTTAAATTCTGGATGTGTAATTACACATGATTCTCCATCACAATCTAATAATTCTTCAGCTTTTTCTAATGCTTTAAGTGGTGAATTTTCTGACTCATTTGTTTTTTTATTAACAAAATATACAAGTATATTTTGTATATCATTTGATGCACACACTTCTGAATCTTCATTAATACATTCTGATGGTGTGAGTACTGTATCTAATTTTTTTTCTTTATTTTTTTGTGTATTATTCTTTTGTGTATTATGCATTTGTGTATTACGCATTTGTGTATTATTCATTTGTATATTATAATTTGTATAATTTGTATAATTATAATATACAAATACGCAATACGCAAATGATTAAAATAGGTGGAGTTAGTTATGTAATTGGTGGATGGGGTGAATATGAAATTAATAAAAGAAATGCAAGATGGAATACCTCAAAGGATAGACCCAAAATACATTACCCAAATAGAACTTATATAAGTTCTATGGATGTAGTACAATCTGTTTTATCTCATCATAAACAATCATTTTCATTATCGTTGGAGGAACTATCTAATGAAATGAAATATATAGAAGATAATATGCTTTCAGATTTATCAACTAAAAATTATATAAACATCCCTCCTTTAACATCTAATGATATCAAAAATATAAATCAAATAGATACTTATAATATTAATAATTTACTTCAACTCTCTAAAAATATAGATAAAATTTCATCTTCTTTATTTTCTTTGAAATCTAAAGAAAATAAAAAAGAAAATAAAAAAGAAAATATTACAAATTTTATAACTAGTAGTGTATTACCAGATGATTATGTTAATGTTGAAAATGATGATGAGGTAATTGCATTAGAAGAAAAAGTTGTGCCTTATATTGAAGAAATGGAAAAACTACAATCTGAAATTTCTTTAAAAATTAACAAAGTAATCGATAGTCTTCGTGAAAGAAAAAAGGAAGGGGGCAATATGACAAGAGGAAATGAAATTGATTTTTATGCAAAAACACCTCCAAAACATATAGTTGATAAAGGTCTACCACTTAGCGGAAATTATTATTTTAAGATTGTAAATGGAAATGTGGTAACTACAACACTTAATGAATCTATATATTATGGTATATGTAAATATAAAGATGATAAATCTAGAACAACTCTTTTAACTCCGGAATGTTTAAAATTTACTTCATTTTATACAAGCGGAAGATTTTACTCGTGGGTTATTATTGATAGTCCAGAGTTATGCTGTGCTATTCGAATGAATCATTCAGAAGGAAATATTGTTGAAATATCAGCAGATGATATTTTAGAATGGATAACTCCAAGACTATACGGAAATCCTCCACATAAAATAATATTAAAAGATTATCTAAAATACCTAAGAAAACTCGGGTTTATTATATATGAAGGTGAGATAAGAGATACTGAATTAAGATTTGATATTAAGTCTATGAAAAATGAAGCAACTAGAAAAGCAGAAATTAAGAAATTATCCGATATTAATATTTTAGAATTAGATTGGTCAGATTTTGATAAAAAATTATCAAGTCTACCATGTTCATTTGTCCAAGAAATTTCAGGAGATATTACACTAAAAAATGTAAAACTATTAGCTCCTAAAATACGCAATGGAAATTTATGGTCATCTATGCCACATAATAGATCATTGTTAAATTTCCATTCACATCCCTCTTATAGATACAATGGAAATCATTATGAACCACCATCAGAAGCTGATTTAATTTTTATATTATCAAATTGTACATCAAATATATTAGCATGGCATTTTATTATATCACCAGAAGGAACATATATCATCAGAGCCTCTGAATTGTTAAAAAATATATATTCAAAAAATCCACATGAAATATTATCTCACATTTCTAATTTATATAAACATAGATGTTCTAATAGTGTTGTTTCTTGTATTAAGTCAATTATGAAAATTATTAATGAAATTGGATTTATTGCACATTTTAGATATAAACCTTGCATTAAATTATCAGAAGTTCCTGATATTCTTCCTTTAGAAAATCAAAGAAATACAAAATCATTTGAAATAAATAAAGTTAAATTAAGTCAAATGACACCTCAAGATATACTAAACCTTAAATGGAACAATATTATAAATTTAATGAATTCTCAATTATTTAGTAATATATCATGGGTAAAAATAGAAGTTGATATTAAAAAAAATATTGAATTTAAAATTATAGAATCACATATCATGTATGATATTTATGATTATAATTCATACTTTCCAATATTATTTAGATGTCATATTCTATTAATATTTTTTCCAGATGATTCATTATTTACTCCAGTTATTCCAAGTGCAGCAATAAGAGCAAGCTATGAAAATAGATTAGAATGTCAATGGATGATATTTTTAAGTACTAATAATATTATTCTATTTAGAGAAACAGATGATGGTGTAGAAATTTATAATAAAACATTTGAATAAAACATTTATAATAAACATTTGAATAAAAACATTTGTTAGTTAATAAGTTTGTTATTTGTCAACAAGCTGACAAATTCATTTAAATTTTCATTTAAATTTTCATTTTCATTTAAATGTTTAATCAAGAAGAATACAAAAAGCTTTCGGATACTTTAGATGATGAAATAAAAAAACATAGTGGACCATTGCAAGGTTCTGATGAATGGTTTGAGTTATCTAAAAAAACAATTGGAGGTTCTGAAATTGGAACGTTAATTAAAAATCCATATAAATCAAAATTGCAATTAGCATTATCTAAAATAAAAAAACCAGAAAAATTTCAATCATTCTTTGCTTGTAGTTGGGGTAAATTATTTGAAGATGTATTTATTTCTATTCTTCAAATAATTTTTGGACACGAAATTAAAGGGACAAATGTATGTTTAGTGAAAGATGTTATGAGATATAGTCCAGATGGTTTTGTAGTATTGAGAACGTGTGATGAAAAAATCTATACTACTGATATGGATTCTTCTATAGAAACTATATTAAAAATTATATTACTTGAATTAAAATGTCCTATAAGCCGTGTAATTTCTGAAGGAAAAATTCCTAGCAATTATTATTCACAAGTGCAAATGGGTGTATCTATGAATACCTTTGTAGATTTTGGTCTATATTGTGAGGCAGTATTCAGAAAATGTTCATTTAATGATTTAGGTAATAATGTAGAATATGATAAAGAATTACATAATGATAATTATGAAAATCAACCTATTGCATGGAGTATGATTGGAGTATATGTAGAAGATAATGATATAGATTTTTTACTACATCAATGTAGAAATTATCTTATTAATCAATCAAAATTAATAGATATTGGAATATTACCAAAATCTCAGTTTCATACAATTATAAATATGATAGATCAAACGAAATTATCAATAGAAATTATGCCTCCATGTTTTAACGATGGTCGTGGAATAAATCTTCATACAAGAGATGATAGAATTCAGGCTGTGCATAAATATCTAAAAAAATCAAAAAAAATAATTGGAATAATTTCATGGAAATTATTCGAATTAAATTTTGTAAAGGTAAACAGAGATGAAGAATTTTTAACCACAGCTATATCACTCATTAATGTATTTAATGAGAATGTTTCAAATGCTTTAAATTCTGATAATCCTGAGAATTTTCTAAGGGAGTTATATAAAAATTAAGCATTTACAACTCTCCGATAATAAATTGACATATCTTTACGATAAATTTTTACAATTTGGTCATGTTTAGCACCATTCCAAATAATTGGTGGATCTGAACTAAATATTATAGGAAAATCAGTTGGTCTTCTATATTTAAATGTTTCATTAAATTCTTTTTCATCAATAATTTCATGTCTATTAACTGCTACATTTTCTGGGACATTGAAAATGAAATTTCTGAATGGATATGCATTAAAATATGGAAGTATACCTTCGGGATCATATTTTGATGAGCCCTGTTTTTTTAATTCAAATATAGCATCTAACATGTTTTTTTTTAAAAAGAATGAATCTTCAACAACAATAATTAATTCATCTAAGGTATCAATATTAACAACTGCAAGTGTATTTTTTAACAATTCTTTTAATTTAGGACTCTGAGTTGAATATTTACTATCTTCACATAATATCAAAATAATGAAATTGATTCGTTCACCCCTTGGTTGTATTCTTTTTGATTCTAACTTTATGAACTGATTTTCACATGAAGATATAATTTTATTATCAGTAGATAATCCATTATCATCTAAGATTACCCCTCTTTTATTAAAAAATCCATTATTAGCAATAATTGTTTTAACAATTTGAAATACACTCATGTTTTATATTTAATAATATTATTATTTCAATTATTTATATTTTATTCTATTCATATGTATTCATCATATGAATATATATTATTCATAAAAATAGAATATGAATTAATAAGAATAATAATTAATTTATATATTTTTATTTTTAAATAATATATAGTATTAAAATGTCGTCTTCAGCTGGTGAATATTTAGATAAGATGAAAAAGCATGTCTCTGCACATAAGTCTATGTATATGGTTCTTATGGTTGTTTTTGTTGTTTATTTAATTTATTTAACTATTAGCTTATCTCGTAAGCTGAGTGCATGTAAAAAAACTTCATCGTTCCATGGAAATCAGAGATTGTGGCAACTAGGAAATGGTAATGCTGGTAGTGTTGGAGATTTTGGAAGTGGTTCAACAACTGAATCTCAATCGTCAGTGTATCATATGAGCTCTCCTCCTTCTCAACCACATTCGAATCTGGCAGCTTCGGTTGAGGCTTGTAGTCTTAAGGCACTTGGTAGCGATGTTGGAGCTGACTACTGTGGAGCTCTTTCTGAATATCAATTACAAGAGATGATGCGACTTCAAAGTGCTCCTTAAATAATTTAAATCTTTTTTAAAAAATCTTTTTTAAAAAATATATATATAATGACTGATACTGAATGCAAGCCTAATATTTTAACAAAGGTTTCTACTTTTGTTAAAAATCACAGTATGCTGACATCTATTGTGCTAATTGTTGTTATCATCTATTTCATTTGGAAATTTGTAAGTTCTTTATTTTCAAAAAGTTCACCTTTTAAGGTTAAAGAAAAAAATGAATTAGATGAACTAATTGAAGATATCAACGTGTCTGATTAATAATTTCTCCTTTTTTTTTAAATAAAAATAATAAAGACATATAAAATGTCTTATAAAGATTTACCTAATTTAAATTCTCAAGATTTTAATGAAAGCAAAATAATATCATTCTTAGAGGATATATCTACAAGAAAAGAATTTCAAACATCTAATAATGAAACTGAAACAAAGTTAAAATCTGAATTTATACCACTACCAACTACAAATTTATTTTTACCTGGACTTAATTTAAGTGGTGCGCAAACATTTATCAAAAATTTTCAAAATCCAAATACAAGATTCAATAGAATATTAATTAAATGGCAAACTGGTGTAGGTAAATCTATAGCAGCAATTAGCATATCGCAGGAATTTATAAAACAATTTATTATAAGAAATTCATTTGGAGAAGAAACTCCTAATGTATACATTATAAGTTTTACTGCAAAAGAGACAATTCAAGAAGATATGTTAAAATATAGTGAATTTGGATTTATTACACAAGAAGAACTATTGGAACTTAAATTGTTAAGAGAAAAAGTTAGCATAAGTGGAGCACATTCACAAGAAAGTAAACACTTATCTGGTTATTTAGGATCTATAAGACGACGCATAACAGATAGAACAAGAAGAGGGTATTATACATTTTATGGATACAAAGAATTTGCAAATGACTTATTTAAAATTACTAAAGTGGGTGCAGATAGAAAATTTGATATTCAAAGTTTATATGGAAGGAAAGATAGCTCTTTTGAAGAAGAAATTTTAAAAGAGGTAAAAAATGGTAATGTTATTATAAATGAACAACTATTAAACAATATGGCAAATGGGTTAATTATTGCTGATGAGATACATAACGTTTATAATATTTTAAATAAAAATAACTATGGAATAGCAATTCAATATGTTCTTGATAAATTAGGAGATAGAGCACCTAGAGCTGTTTTTATGTCAGCAACTCCATTAACTGGAAATTCTTCAGAAATTATTGATTTATTAAATTTATTAGTTCCTAAGAATTTTTTACCAGGAAATGTATCTCTTAAAAGGTCTGATTTTTTCTCTAGAACAGCCTCAGATGAAAATGAAGTATATCTTGCTTCACAATTAAAACCAGGAGCTATTGAAAAAATAGCACAATTAGCAGCTTGTAGAATCTCTTTTTTATTAGATACTAATATTAATTTATATCCAAAAAGAATATTCGAAGGTGAAACATTAGATAATGTTCCATATCTAAAAATAACTAAATGCCCTATGAGTACACTCCATAAAAATACACTACTACATGAATATAAACTTAGAAATGCCGAATTTACTAAAGGTTTAACATCAAATACTTACTCATTAAATGATATGGTATTTCCAAATCCTGATTCTGATATTGGCCTATACAATTCTAATGATATTTATACAAAAATAATATCAGCATCAGATGATTGGAAAGAAAATACCGGAATTTATGTAGCAAAAGGCTCAGATTATAATATATCTGCATCAACTAATATAATTACTGGTAGTTTTTTAAATCCTGAATCTTTGCCTATATATAGCACTAAATATGCAATGATTATGAAAGAAATTCTAGCAACAATAAGAGCTGGACCTGGTAAAATTATGGTATATCATCATAGAGTAAGAATGTCTGGAGTTTTATTATTACAAGAAATATTTAAAACTCATGGATTTATTGATAAAACATCATCTCCTATAGATTCTACATTATGTTCTATATGTGGAATTGAAAGAATTAATCATAAAGACATGCCGCATGAATATATTCCATTAAGATTTATTATTGCACACAGCGATATAGATAAATTATACATGACAAAAAGTATTGCTAAATTTAATAAATTATCAAATATCAATGGATATCAAATAAGAGTTATTTTAGGAAGTAAAATTATTAGAGAAGGATTAAATTTCAAAGCAATTCGTACACAAATCATAGCAAGTTTACCTACAGATTATCCAACACTTATTCAAGTGTTTGGCCGCGTTGTCAGAAAGGAATCTCATATTGATCTCCCGCAAAATCAAAGAAATGTAATAATTAAAATATTTGTATCTACTATGGAAGAACAAACTACTCCTGAACTACAAAAATATATCGATAAAGGAAAAGAATATTTAGTAATTCAAGAAGTTGAAAAAGCACTTCATAAATATGCCATTGATGGATTTACAAATTATGAAAATATTAACAGGATATTAAATGTTGATAATAAATTATCTGCTAATATTGACGTTATTCCTTATAAACCTGTAATTGAAAAATCAAATAAACAAATTAATAAATCAACATTTTTTGCATATGGTTATAGTGATATTGAAGTAAATATTATTATTGGTATATGCAAATTGTTATTTGAAATTAGACCAGTATGGAAATATGAAGATTTATGGAACGCTATTAAGACTGGAAAAATTAGAGGTGTTAATTATGATACATCATTATTTGAAGAAGATAATTATGCATTAGCACTTAAACGTCTACAGACTCCAATTGGTACAAAAATGATTACATTAGTAGATGATTATTATATATTAACTAATATTAGACCAGATAGAACTCCCATATTAGATATTGAATCATATCTTAGAAAACCGATTATAGAATCTACAATTAAAATAGATGTGTCTTCATATGTAAAAAATATTAAATCTAGTTTGAATTGGACATTTCTTATTAGTGATTTTAATAAGACTTATTTATCATCAGATTCAAAATCAACACCTGAATTATCACTATTAGAATATAGTTCAACATTTCATTTTAGATTAATTAAAGAACTTATTCTAAATCCTGAAAAACAAATTACAATTGACGATGAAAGAATGAGAGAATTATATAGAAGATTTAGAATTGTTATAACAATTGCTGATGCAAATACTCCTATTTCTTCAAAATTATTTAGAGGTTCTAAATTAAAAAAACCAACGGATATTATCGGATATGTAACTATTGAATCTGTTATATTATATAATTCTATAGATAATACATGGTATGGCGCTAGTCATTCCGATTTTGCCATAAGTAGAAGATATAATGAAAATAATATTATTATTGGTTTTGTATCTGTTGACGAAAAAAATGTAAATACTCAGGATATCGTTTCAGGTGCAAAGCTTAAATTTAAAACAAGACCACCAATTCAAGAACAAATGACTTCAGTGTCTAAGATAAAAAATAGTGATAACAGAAATTTAATTCGAGGTGCAGTTTGTGAAACTAGAACGAGAGATGAACTTATAAATTATTATAACATGTTAATGGAAGAGTTCCAAAAAAGATCTATATTATTTAAGAAAATAGAAAGAAAAACAGGAGGAAGTGGTATGCAATTAAATGCTCAGTTAGGATTTTTAGCTAAATTTAATTTATATGCAAAAAAACAATTTCCTAATACATTAGAGCTATGTGAAACTATAAAATTATATTTATTAGCTCTTGAAGAAGAATCAAGATCAAAATTAGATGGAATGACTAATGGAATCAGATGGCTATATTTATTTAACGAACGAGTTCAAACCATTAATATATAACTATACAACTGTACAGTTTGTACAAGTATACAACTATACAATACAACTATACAATACAACTATACAACTATACAATACAACTATACAATACAACAATACAACTATATAATACAACAATACAATACAATTCTACATTACTACAAAGTTATAATAAATTGAATTTATAATTAATTTAATATATATAAGATGATTTTTCAACGACAATTTATTTGTCGCTTAAAAAATGATTCTCTAAATTTAGATTTTATGGAACAATTAACTAATAAATTTTATGGTAAATGTTTTGGAAATTCATATATTATTAGTGTTGATAGAATTATTAAAAAATCAAATCAATATATTGATTTTACAAGCATTGATTCTATATTTACTGTAGACATTGAATTTTTAGCTACAGTTGTAATTTTTGGTATCAATGATATATTAGTTGGAGCTAATGTTATTTATAATACAGATCAAATGAAGATTTGTATTTATGAAAAAAAAATAAGTAATATGGCACCAATCAAAGCTTTGATTGCAATTCAGCCAAATAAACAATCTGAAAATTTAGTATTAGGACAAAAAATAATAGTTCAAGTTAGAAATGTTCAATATGATCCATTTGCAGAAACAATTAGCATTTCCGCAAAATTAATGACATGTGAAAAAACATATCCAATATATAAAATAATAGGATCTCTTAATGAAAAATCATTAAGAGAACTTAAAGATTTATTACCTGAAATAACTAGGGAACTTAATATCAGAAATTCATTATCTGAGAAACAAAAAGAGAAGATAATTTTTCTTGAAAAATTGTTTCACTCATTTAAGAATGAAAAAAAAGACTTAGAAAATGATACGTTATGGTATGGTCCAAAAATAGAAAATTCTACAGATAAAATAGATATAATGGACTATGTAGAAAATCTAACAGAAGAAACTAAATTACCATTATATTGCTTCAGAAATCTACATATATATAATTCATCACCATTTGTGTTTTTAAAAAATGAGGAAAATGAGGATTTAAAAAATGCAATTGAAGTACATCCTTCTGTGGTTTTTAACGACATTTTAATTTCAATTAGAAATCATCTTGTAATGGGAAAAGAATTTGTTGAACTCTTTGATGATGAAATTATAAATAATCAAAAATCTATATGGAGAAGCATTTCTAGTTTACAATCTTAATTAAATAAAAAAATTTAATATAATATAATGAGTCAATTGCCTTCATTATTTAAACAAAAGAATTTTATTACAGAAAATGCTTCATTACTAAACAATGAATCTAAAAAAGCAATTTTGTCTATTGTTTTATTAGAAATAGGTGATGAAGTTATAATGAAATCTATGAATAAAAATAATATAGATATTAATTTAGATCTTGTTGAAGAAAAAAATAAATTAACAATAACTCATATATATAATATTGTTTCAGCTAGAATTGAAAATTTAAAAAATCCAGCAAGATAGTGTTTTTAACAATTTTGTTAAAAATTAAAAACAATTGAACACTTTTTTTTATACCTTTATAGACAATGAATAAATCATCTCTAATTATGTCAAATTTTGGAGAAATTAAAAATTTATCTTTGACGAATTCAAAAAAAATTAATCACATGTGGGATAGCGATGATGAAGATTATTCACATCTATTACATCATATGAATCCTTTAACTGGTGGTTATGATACAAAAGTGCAAATTTTTACATATAACACAGACGAATCTGAAGACGAATCTGAAGATAAATCTAAAGATAAATCTGAAGAAAAAACTTCCAAAAAAGTATCATTTGATATTCCATCAAATATTAATGATTTTATAACCTCTTCAGAACATATAATTAATGTTCAAAATCCATGGTTTGATTACATTAAAGAAGGAAAAAAGAAAATAGAAGGTAGAATAAATAAAGGCATATTTAAATTATTAAAAAAAGACGATATTGTTAAATTTGAGAATAATAAAGAAAATATTAAAGCTATTATTAAGAAAATTGTAAATTATGATTCATTTGAAGAATATTTATCAACTGAAGGATTAAGTAAAACATTACCTGGTATTAAAACTATTGCTGATGGAATTGCTATATATCGTCAATTTTACACTGAACAACAGGAAAGACAGGGCGTATTAGCTATTCATTTTAAACTTATCCAATAAGGATATTCAATAAGAAAATCCAATAAGAAAATCCAATAAGGATATTCAATAAGAATATCCAATAAGAAAAATAAAGATATAATATATAATTTATGGATAATTATATTTATAATGAATTTGCAGTTTCTTCTGGAGTCAATACTCCACATGCAACATTAGATGAAGTTGTAAACATTGGAAATAATATTTGGAATGAAGTTAAGGATGTTAAAGAATCAAATGAATTAGAAAAAATTCAAACTAAGTATAGTGATTTTACGAATAGTTTTCCTTTGGTTTTACGTTGGATGGTTCAGATGAACAAATATAATGAAGGTGTTTTTAGAAAATATTTAATGAAACATTCAACTGCTAAATTAGATACAAGAGAAGCATTTCTAAGGCTCCAAGCCGAATATTTAGTTTTAATGTTCAGACATGAAAATAAGAGATGTGAACATAATAAAATTAACAATTATCGTGAATACGTAGTTAAGATGCTACTTGATGAAGATAAGGAATTTATAGAAATTCAAAAGGAAGTAGAAGAAGAGATGGAAAAAACTAAAAAAGAAAATGACATGGAGAGAAGGAAGCAATTATATAAATATTTTACTGAAAAGAGAAATTTTTGCTAAATTTATGAAGTTCTCTTATCCCATTTATTGTTTACAAATTTCTTAACTAGATTAAAAGCTGGAATTAATAATTTTTCCAATTTTTTTTCATTATCAATTAATCTTATATGTTCAATATTGAACCATTTAACATCTCCAGTTTCAGATAAATTTTTTATATCTTTTAGTTGAGGCCGTAAAATATTAAAATTTTCAGTTTGTGATATTTTATTATCGGCAAATGCAATAAAATATGTATAAATATATCTTGTACCATTGCTTATAAAGTTAACTTTCTTTGTAACAAATGGAAGAAATCTATAATATTTTTTATCTATTGAAGTTTCTTCTTTAAATTCTCTTATAGCACATAATAAATCTTCTTCTTTGGATGAATTATGTCTTCCTTTTGGAACTTCCCATAATAATTGTTTACTTGTTTGTCTAACAGACATTATTAATTTTGTAAGCGTTTCACCACCATCTGTTAATATGCTATTATAAAATTTATATCTTTTTTTGTTATAATTGTCATTATGTTCACAATTTAGCCATAATCTGTACCATATGGAATTAAAATCTAAAGAGAGTAAGGTTATTAATTCTTCATGTATCATTCCTTTTAATAAAATATTAACATACTTAACAATATTTATATTCTTACTAATATCACCCCTTGGATATCTTCCAAGAACAAATTCAACAAATGCGTATGTATATCTTTTATTCACCAATAACACTTCATATTTTTCATTCTTTTTTCTACATAATATAATTCCAACTGATTTTTTTATTGGATATTGTTTTTTTAACATTCTTTAAAGAATTATATGTTAAATGTTTTAAATGTTTAAAACGTTTTAAACAATTTAAATGTTTAAAACAATTTAAACAGAATAATTAGCTCCTAACCAACCAGTAGGTCTAAGTGTAGTACCATTTGAACCATTATCATTACAACTAACATAACTGCCTAGCTGATTTATATAATTTTTGTCAATAAAAAATCCATTTGGTAATGAACATAAAATACTGTTAGTATTTAATTTTCCTATAGGAGTTTTTGATTTATCACTTCTACATGCGTTATGCCCTGTATTGTTAGAACAATATGATTGATACACAGCACCTGATGCTGTTCCAAATTCATTTACACATGCAGCTGTTAATGTGGATGTAGAATCATCACCATTATAGCAATTTGCATTTGTAGTTGGAAGAGGAATTCCAATTCCAGAATTTTTAACTAAAACACCTTTACATGATCCTAATGGACCTCTTCCTGAAAGACATACAGAGCACTGTAAATTGCTACCGTCTGGTGCAGCTTGTTGCCAACCATCATTGCATACACAGGATCCATTTACACATGATCCACCAGGTCCACAATTATCACATCCTCCTTGTTTAATTTCACATCTCGCGCCTGTAAATCCTTTAGGACAAATACAATTGACAGATTTAGATGGATCACATGTTCCTCCATTCAAACAGTCAGATGATGTATTACATGGACATGAAGCTGTACTTGAAATACAGCTTCCTTTTTTTGTAGAAGCATTCCAACAGGGCACCGTACCTGTAGGACATGATACTTGACAGCCATCAGGTCCAACACCTTGAATATATTTACCATCAGTTCCACATTGTTTTACTGCGTTCACTGTTCCCCAATCATCTGTACATACATCAACTTTTCCAGCTAAACAGTTACCTACAGAGCTTGGTTTATTTGCAAAATATATAATAACTGCAAGCACTAAGATAAAAACAGAAATAAATAATGTATTCATTATATTTAGTTTTTAAAAAACTAACTATTTTTATTAAAAATATATTAATTTTATTAAATTATTAAAATATAGTAAAATGGATATTTTTACATCAGATACAAATATAAAATATCTTTCAGAATTATTAAAAAATAAATCATATGATTTGAAAAATTTAAAAAAAGATTTAAGTATGTTTATTAGTAATAACAGGATAGTTGGTAATGTTAATTATCTAAATTCAAAATTTTTTAAATATATTTTAGATAATAGAAAGAGTCATAAATATGAATCATATGCAATGTATATGTTAGAAACAAATAATTTAAGACCAAAAGGTCTTACTCATTTAAATAATGAAATATTATATCAAGCAAATAAAAATGAATATTCATCCGGATTTTCAAATGAAAATGATTCACCATGGCGTGATGGAGAAGTAAAATCTTCTAAAGAAACAATTGCGGAATATTTAGGAGAAAATTATGTTACATCTGATATCAAAGTTAATAGAAATGTCTTAGGTCGTGCTTATGAAGATGTAAATTCGTGGTCATCAAAATGGAGTGAAGATGAAAAAAAGCGTGGAACCAGACCTGTTCCACTATGGCATAAAAATGGAATCAGAGCATATGAAACAAATATCGATGATACATTAAGTTCTTTTGAATCAGAAAGTCGCATATATCGCTATGAATAACATTATAAATGAAGCCATAAAATTGCTATAAATTGATTATGAAAAATTATTGAAAAAAGTTAATTTTAAATTTGAATATCAATTTTTATATATTAACCAATGCATGAAACAATTAAGCAATTAATTATGTAATGCATTGGTAGGCTCATTAGTGGTTTCGACTGCGTGAGCCAGGATTGTTAATAAAATAACAATCCTGTATCATGAAAACTGGACAACTTCATGATAGGGCAAGTCTAGGTTTGTATTGACCTTGTTGGATATCTAACTAAATACACCGGTAGCCTTCACCGTTCAAAAGAAAAAAAGCGCCTCTTTTTTTTTATTTTTTTTAAAATTGTTATATAATGAAGCCAAACCAAGTTTTTTTGATAATTGCTTGTATTGTTTTTGCTTATGTTTTGTTTCACATAAAAAAATTTTCATCTTCTCCTATGGGAAAAGCTATCTCATCTGTAATGGGTGAAGCTGAAAAAGTATTAACATCAATTGCTAACCTACCATCATGGGTTTTAATTGGAATTGGTTCTGCATATTTATTTGGAGATGCTGTATTAAAAATGAGCGGATCTGATGTTATGAAATTAGCAAGAAGTTCAAATTCTATTAATGAGAGCTTAACTACTATGGAAAATGCTGAAGATATTGCAACAGTTGCAGCTTCTAAATTAAATGTAAACTTAAGAACAAACATTGCAAATAGTGAACAATCTCCAGAAACTCAGCAATTAAGACAATCTGCAGAAGAAAGTCATGCTGAAGTAATTAATGAATTCCCTGAATATATTGTAGAAACAGCTGAATCTTTAGCAGATGAAGCTATACCTATTGAAGAATAACATTAAAGACATCTAGTTTTTGTTAATAGTGATCCAATTGCACCTCCAAAAAATCCAACAAATGCACCAATTGGATTTCCACCAGATACTGCTGCACCAACACCAGCACCTGCTAAACCCATACTCATTATATTTCCAGTTATTGTTGAAACATCACATCCATTATTTGTTGGTACAGGTGATGGAATATTTGTTGCGAACATAAAATTCCATTCACTTAGCACACTTGTAGAGGAAGCAGTAAATCTTTCCCTTACATATTCTTCATATCCATATAGCCAAAGAATTAATAAACTTAAATCACCTATACAATTTGATGGACATGCTATAAAGGTATTTCTATATCTCTGCACAAGATCTGAACTCCATGGAATTGCTCCAATTTTATATAAAACATTATTATCGCTTTTCCATGTTGTTTCAGAAGATAAAAAAGCATTTAAATTTTTAGCACTCGGTGGTTGATAATTATCAACAGAATTTGTAAGATATTCTGCTGTTATATTTAAGTCTTTAATTAATTTAATTAAAAATTCAGCACCATTTGGAGTAATTGGTCTAGTAGTAATAATATTTGCTAACCATGGTCTTTCATAAGTAAGAGCAATTCTAGTAGGTCCAATTCCTGCAGTTGAACCTGCAGGAGATAATTTATAATATGTTGCATAATTACTATATAACCAATCATATTTTGATCTCATTTTAGCATATTCTAATACAATTAATAAAATAATGACTATAGTCAATATCGATAATACATTTTTATCCATTTTATTTTATGTAAAAAAAATAAAAAAAAAGTTTTTTTTGTTGTTGGAGAAAACTTTTTTGTTGGGGAAAACTCCAGATCTTTGCCTTTACAAAAGCCTTTTGCAAAGGGGGCGGGTATGATTAAGGGTATAATTCCCCATCATAAGATTATTATATCCAAGGTATTTTTATTCCACCTTCCCTTTTTTTTTGCTCACAATGTAGCGAACACGGTTAAGTGTATCTCTTTGCCCTAGAGATATAAATAAAAAATTGACATTCAATTTTGCATATCAAAATTTCTAAGTAAAATTACTTAGTAATTTTACTTAGTAAAATTACTAAGTAGATTAATTTAATCGAAATACCAATTCGCCATATAAAGAGATCCATTGAATATCTTGTTCTGTAAGTCTTACAGAATTACTTAAATTAAATTCTTGTAATTTACTTGAAATACTTGTATTTTCCAATAACTGAAATCCATTGTCTTTAAATTCTCTAATAATTGTTTTTGTGTTTACAAGATATTCTTCATAATATTGACCATTACTAAATGGTAATAATACTCCTATTTTTTGTCCACAAATTTCTAACGTTTCACTAGAATATAATTTTTTTATTGAATATTTTGGTTCTGAGTTTTCCATAATGTCATATGTTTCTCCAACTCGAACATTATTTTTTTTCATCAAACTAAATACAACATCACCCATCAAAATAGTTAATATAACTTTTCCACCTTTGATTAATAAATTTTTTGCTAACATTACAAAATTTCTAATATTGGCAAAATTTTCACAGAAATAATGAAATGCTAAATTACAAACAATATAATTTGCTTCAACTTTTCCCATTCCAAATACATCCATTCTTTCAATAGTTTCTGTATATGGATTGTTAATATCAGCATTCATAACATGCAATGTTGTATTCATAGTTTTAAAATCTTCATTACTGTTAAATCTTCTTGATACTAATTCAGATAAAGCTGATTTATCTTTATCAATCATAATCAAATGTAATATGCCAGATTTTAAATATCTAAATAAATCTTGACCTTTTCCAGAACCAATATCGATTACACAATTTGCAAATTTCATAGATTGAATTCTTGATTGTTTTACAAAACTAATAAAACGAGTTTGAGATTTGTAATCTGATGATTTCTCATTTACAAAATAATCATCTCCCCATTCCCCCCATAGATATTCCATATTAAATGGATTGTTATAATTTTGAATAACTTTTAAAGAAGTTAAATATGAATTTCCATAGTTTGTTTTATCTGACATCTTATCTGTCCTTATCTTTAAGATGTTCCAATTTACATATTTTTGTTTAATATCTGTAGCTACAACTTCTAATATTTTACCATCAAGATCATCACTTTGATGATAAAATATATATGCAAGAGGACAACTAGGAAATGATAATGCTATGGGTATTTTTTTTGTTGTAAGTCTTCCAAATATCTTATCATAACCAGGACAATGTTTTAATCCTTTTTGAGACATTACAAATTTATTAATAGACACAAATAAGAAATACATTGTAAATCCTTTTTTTAATAGAAATGGTTCTTTCCCTATCACACTTCGCGGTGCTTTTTTAACTAAAACATCAACTGAATTCAGTTCTGCGGGCTTCCATTTAATAGAAATTGTTTTAGAATATGACTTTCCTGGCTGAACCATAATAATACCATCAGTTTCAAAATCAATTGGTCTAGAACTTATTTCTAAGATTTTTCCTTTGATATCTTCTACAGAATCTATTTTTAACATAAACTGTTTATCTATGTTAATTTCTGGAATTGTTTTAATAATATCAATAGCTTCATCTAATCTAAGAATTCTATTTTCATATGGTTCATTTCTTAAATCTTCACCAGCAATATAACATACATCAAACGCATAAATTTTTTCACTACCATCGTGAGTAATTACATATTCACAATCTAATACTGTTATATCAGCAGTTGAATTTGATGTAGTTCTTGATTTAACTTCATATTTAAAGACTTTTTCAGATGTAATTACTGAACATTTGCCATTAATAAAAATAATAGCTGTCCTTTTACCATCTATTTTACGCATTATATAATAATTCAGTGGTGGATAATATGTATTTTTATATTCATTATATTCTAAATTATAAACTCCTGGTAATATAGAAGCTATAGATAAATTGTCTCTATTTTGTTTGTTTGTACCTATTAATTTTTTTAATTCCCCCAATGAATGTATTACTGATATTTTATCTAAATATTTATCATCAATCATAATTTGAATTTCTTTTACTGCAACATTAATATTTTCTACTTTAACATTGTCGTTTAATAATTCTGCTTCAATTTCATATTCATAACCTGGAAGATCTTCAACAAAATTTTCAAATGTTTTATTTGAAAACATTTGGTCAATAATTGTTCTCAATGAATTAATAGCATTGTTTCCTATTAAACTTCTTGTAATTGTCATATCAATCTTCCATTTGATATCATCTATTGACATTAAAAATGAAGCTCTCATTTTTAATCGAACATATGAATTATCATTGAATTTGATATCTTTTGTTTGTGTTTCTTCTAATTTTAAAGAAACTTTATAAGGAACTCCAGCATTGTTATTTAAAACTGGTACATGCAATGGAGATTTTCTTATGAGAATTTCAGATGTTTTTTTTGTATCAGTAAAAAACATTTCTTTTCTTAATCTTCCTTTATTTAATTCGTCATGTTTTGAAATTGATACAGATTTTATAATTTCTTTTTTATGTTCATGTGTCTGTAAAACATTAAACATTTTTTTAAATTCTTCAAAATTTACTTTAAAAATAATTTCTAATTCTTTTGTTTTCCCTTCACTATTTCGGTAATTATTATTTGTAATAACCAATTTTGTAAGATTTTGCTCATAAGTCTTTAAATCCATTTTTAAGTATATTATATATATATTGAATTTCAAATATATTAAATATATTCACATTAGAAAATATTAGAATATATTCACATTAGAAAATATTTGAATATATTCACATTAGAAAATATTCAAAATAATTGAATATAAATATATTGAATATATATCATTTATTTTAGAATATATTCTGAAATATATTCTGAATTATATTCTGAATTATATTCTGAAATTTATTCTGAAAAAATATGATTGTAAATAATGTTGAAATTCCTGCTTCTATTGAAGATAATACAATTAAATTTAAAAAGATTACATATGTGGGTTCTAGAGGTGAAACGAGAGAATGGCAAATTAATATTAAATTGTTATTTGACGAAAAATACGTAAGAATTGATAAAAAATTATTTACTGTGGATTTAACAAATTATAAAGCAGAAATAACCGTTAGCTCGTATGTTAAAAAGGATGGTAAAGAAAACATTGATAGAATAATTACTCCTACATATGTTACTGATGGTAAAAATTTAGGAAAAAAAAATGCTACAAACTGTTTAACACAAGCTATAAAAGATGCAAATGGTATCTATAATAAACATATTAAAAAGGTAAAAATAGTTTCAGATGTTAAACAAAGAATTCTTCCAATGTTAGTTAAAAAGATGGATGATACACCATCTTCTACATTAAAATCTGAAGATTTTAAGAATGGTTTAACTCTTCAACCTAAATTAAATGGAATTCGTGCTGTCATATATTATGAAAATAATACAGTTATAATGTATTCAAGAACTGGTCATAATTTTAGTGGTAAAACACAAATAGAAGAAGAAATGAAACAAATATTTCATAAATTCAAAACTCCTTATTTTGATGGTGAATTTTATACTCATGGTTTAGATTTACCTACAATATCAGGACAAGCAAGAAAAAAAGACGATGAAAAAAGTTTATGTTATAACGTCTTTGATGTATTTTTTCCAAATAATATGGAAATGAAAAGTAGAGACAGACAAAAATATTTAGATAAAGTATTTGAAAATGAATATGAATTTATTAAAAGAGTTCCTAATCATGAAGTAAAGTCATATTCTGATATTAAAAGACTAACTAAAAAATATTTGAATGAAGGTAAAGAAGGAACTATTATAAGAAAAGATGATGGAGTATATCAACCTGGATATAATGGATATCATTCATCCTTAATTCTAAAGGTTAAACCAATCTTAGATTCAGAATTTAAAGTTATTGGATTCACTAAAGGAATCAAAGGTAAAGATAAAGGAGCAATTATTTGGATATGTGAAGTAGAAAATCCTGTAGATCCTAATGATAATACTTTTACAGTTGTTCCAAAAGGAATTGACCATAAAACTAGATATGACTTATATAATTGTCTAAGTCAAAATGAAGAAAAATTCAATAGTCATATAAAAGGAAAATATATGACTATTGAATATGCAGAAGTTTCAAATAAAACAGGAAAACCTCTACAACCCAGAGCTGTAGCTTTTAGAACATATGAAGAAGGTGTAGATGTTGTAAAGGAAATTCTTGAATGGTGTTTTGCTAGAAACGAATAATTATTCTTTTAGTATTTCTTTTAATATTTTTTTTAGTATTCTTTTAATATTTTTTAATATTTTTTTTAATATTATTCTTTTAATATTTTTTTAGTATTCTTTTAATATTTTTTTAATATTTTTTTTAATATTATTCTTTTAATATTTTTTTAGTATTCTTTTAATATTTTTTTTAATATTTCTTTTACTAAAAAAATATTAAAAATATTAAAAAGAGTAGTTTTATTCATTTTTTTCTCTTGATGATTCATATGCAATTATCAAATTGCCTAATAATTGTAAAGGATTTATTTTTTCATCTTCAGAATCACTAGAACTTGATTTTGAATCATCATTACGAATAATATTAATTAATCTTTCATCTATTTTTTCTTCAAAAATATCAATTGATATATCTTTAAATTTTCTAAGAAATGCTCTTTTTGCTCCATTATCAATAATTGGTGCAGATACTTTTAATTGTTCTATTTCACTTAATTTAGATTTTATATATTCACGTGCATCATGTCTATCTTTACGTGGCTGTGCTAATTGCCACATAATATCTTTTGATAAAAGAGAATAACTAACTTGTGTTAAATTATCATTCATTTGCATCTCGGTTAGTCTCCATGTGCTGATTAACACAGAAACAATTGTAACTAAGAAACCAGATATTACTTGTATTAACCTTGCCCACATTGGAGTTGAATCATCTAGAAATATTGCAACAACTCCAGTTGTTCCAACTATTCCGCCTAACATTCCGGAAAATATATTTAAACAATCACCTAATTGTTTTGCATTAGATGCCATATAGCTATACATCCATGCATAATTATTAGCTTGTTGCATTGTCTTTAAAGCTATAGTTTCCATTTCTGGATACCAATGTCTATTTTTACTTTTTTTGTTTTTTTTTCTTCTTTCTTCAGGTGCTGAATACTTACGAGTTGTAACTGTAAAATTATCCATAGTATTCAAATAAAATATTGTTTAAAAAAAAGGTTAATAAACAATATTTTATTTGGTTGTAATCTAACAGTCTAAATTATTGATAATATATTAATCAAATTACCATTTTATCATCTATATATTTTGTGGTGGTTCATTATTTATGAAATCGCGCCAAAAATCTTTTTTAAAATATGTAAATAATCTCCAATCTATTTGAAAATTACTCCAACAACATGCTATTAATATTCGTTTGAACAAGGCACTGTCTATGAATTTTTTAATTGCTATGCCTTCATTATTATTATCTATTTGCAATCCCATACTATGTTGTGTCATTCCATACACACCTTCATTGTCAATTAAACTATTATATATACCACTGTCCCCAAATATTACTTTTGGTATCCCAAAATGTCCATTATCATTTCTTGATGAATACATATATCGGACCCCTGATTGTGGTGTAGAATGAATACATTCATATTTATATTCAGTATCTTTTTTTGACGACACCCATTTTTTACGTGTTTCATAATTACTAACACCATATATAATACTACACCTTTTTTCATTATCAATTGCTAATAATTTTTCGATTATATTAAAATTAGAATTTGGTAAAAAGTCCCATTTACGTAAATCTAATTTATATAATATACTATCATCGCCTTTTATATGTGTATATTTTGTACACTTGGTTTTCTCCATTAAATACCAATCATACCGTGTTCCTGCATTAAATGTTTTCATACCATCTTTTGTGTCGTGTATTTCTAAATATATTAATTGGTTTGTATGTGTCATTATATCAAATAATCCTTTAAATTTAGATTTTTCTGATTCTGGTTTTCTCCATCCAGGTGGATGAACAAATAGTAAATACCCATTGTTTTTTAATATATTTATCGAATTTATAACAAATTTATTCCATAAAAGATCACCCCCTCCTCTTTTTCCAGTACATATTTGTTTATCTTGATATGGTGGATTACCGATTACTGCATCAAATGTATCAACATTAAAAACTTCTTTAATATCTAATTCTAATGTGTTACCTTCATTATAATTTAATTTGTATTCATTATATGGATCAATTAGCAATTTACAAATGTAGATATTAGTAGGATTGATATCGCTAAAATATAAACATTGCTCAACTATTGTTTTATACCTTTCTTTTTCATCTGGAATAAGTTCTCTTAATCCATTCATAAAACGGTCAATTATATCAATAATAAAGCCTCCTTTACCTGCACAGGGTTCAAATACTTTTTTAATTGTTGTCCAAAACTCAATTGGTATTTTATCTAACATTTCACATCTAAGTTTACATGGAGTGCTTACTTCAGCATTCTTTTTCTTTTCTACATCTTGAGGTATAAGATATTTATCGATTAATGTAGATAATTCTTTGGATTTATTTACATTCATTATAAATAGTTCTTTAATTAGTGTCACATTTTGCCTAAGTTCTTCATCAGACTCTAAATAATTTAAATAAATCTTCTGAATAAAATTTATAATTTCTTCAGTGTCTTCTATATCTCCCCACCATGTAACTATCTGTTTAACTAATATAATATATAATTCTACATGCATCTTAACATATTCAAACATCTCTACAATTGATATAATACTATTTCCAATTGTTAATAAACACATCAATGGTATAATATGTTTTATTATGTCCATGTAATTATTTTTTTCTTCAGAATTTTCTTCAGATTTTTCTTCAGATATATCTGATAATATAGAATCTATAAAATCATCCATCGATTTAAAGTCTAAAGACTTTAAATCAGATTCATTATGAACATTTTTTGCTTCTATACCATTTTTAATGTTTTGCTCAGCATTTTGCTCAGCGTTTTGCTCAGCATTTTGTTCAGCATTTTGTTCAGCATTTTGCTTTATGTCTTTATATTTAACACGATTGAACATTACATCGAATATTTTTTGATCATCTTTTGTCAGAAGGATTTTCTTGAATCGTATTCTGTTTAGTAAATCATCTAAATTCTTAGTTGTATTTACTGAATAAATATCATAAACATATTTACTAACTAGGTCTAATTCACTCATTGGATGTCCATGAGATTGAAAATAATGATCTCCATTTAAATTAATAATTTTTTCTGACAGCAATTTTTGAATTACATATCTTGGATGTTCTGTTTGATTGGTCATATGTACAAATTTCATAAATATACTTTCTATTGCTCTCCTTAAATTTAAATCAATTACAAATCCATAATTTTTATGCTTTGCTTCTGTCATGCATCTGAATATTTTTTGATAATTTGAGTCAAAATTTTGACTATCATTCATTAATATGACGATATCACAATAATCTAAAGAAACACCTAAGCTACATTGTTTTCCACTTAATACTAATACTCCTTTTTTACCAATAGATTTAGCTCTAAGTCTTGCATTTTCTATAGATTGTTTTGGATTGCCACTAATTTTACCATTAATACATAAAATAATATAATCTTCAACAACTTTATATTTTTCCAATAATGTTTTTGTAGCGCTAGATATTTCATCTATGTATTTATTAGGTAAAAATGTCATTATAATCATTGGTTCTTTTGAATCACCGATAAATCTATTTTTTAATGGAGTTTTTCTGCATATATCTTTTATTCTTTCCATAAAAACATTTGGAAATTTTGAATCTGGTATTCCAAATTCATCTCGCTTTCCAAATACTCTATACCATAAATTTAATACTTGTTCTTCATTCTGAAATTCATCAACAATTTTTACATCTTTTCCATCTACATATTGCTTTAACAAATGACATGCTGTTATAGACCATCCATAATTATTATCTTGAGTGTTCAATTTAATTTTTTCTATTACTTCGGGATGTAATTTATCAGTTAAAATCATTAATTCAGGATATTTCAAATAATCTTCCTTGATTTTTTCTATAACAATATTTTTATCTAATAAATTTTTATCTAATAAATTATTATCTAATAAATTATATTCATCGAAAACAGTTTGCATAAGAGGTCCATGTTTTTGTATTAAACGTGCTCTGCTTTTTTCTTCATCTAATGTTTTGCAATATTTGATATCTTCCATATCCCATAAAATACATGAACTTTTTTGAATATCAAAATCTATCAATACTTTGGTATAAGAAGCAGTAATATGCACGATAAAACTATTTTTTCCATACATCTTTAATACTTCTTTTGCTTTAAATGTGGTTGCACCATTATGACATTCATCTATAAAAATTATATCAAATTTTATTTTTGATATATTTTGGATTATAAATGGCATATTTTGAATTTTGCTTAGCTTTTTTTGTGTGTTTTTCTCTTTTAAAAATTGTGCAGAGCATAAAATTATATTTTTAATACCAAGTTTAATTTTTGTTTTACCATTCAACATAACTACGTTATAATCTTTTAACTGAAAACAATTAAATACTCCAATTTGTTGTTCTATAGTTTCATTTGGAGCAGTTGTTATAATTAAATAATTTGATTTATTATCTTCTATGATACAACCTCCAATAATATAACTTTTACCACTTCTTGGAACATGTCCCCATAAAACATTTTGCAGAGCAGGGTCATATTTAGATACATATTCATGTTTAATTGCAAGCGTTTTTAATACACTTAATCTTTGATGCAGTTTATTAATTAATATACATTTTGTATTATTAATTATGCTTCGTAATGATTGTGATGATTTAAATATGCGTTTAAATGTATTAAATGATTGATTTAAATCATTCCAATCAATAATTATCGCTTTATCTAAATATTTTTTAGTTTCTCTACTTGTTTCCTCGGTTTTCATTGAATTAATATCTTTAGCATCTCTAACACAAATACATAATTTTATACAAGAAGAATATTGCAATGAATTTGTTATAATTTTTTCAATGTCTAATGCTCCGATATTTACATTATTTATATTTTTTGATGTTGTTACTAATAAATGTCCATCTATATTTGATATACATGTTAAATCTGAAGAATCTCCTTTGTCTTTTAAATTTATTGGATTATTCTTATTATCATAAAATATATCTTTCCAGGAATCGTGAGGAATAACTGATCCTAAATTAAAATTACCTTTACACATTTTATATTCTTTTAATTTTTCTATTAATCCAAGACCAGCAAATAAACGTAAAATTGATTCTTGTTTATCTTTACCTTTCCATGAAATTCTTAGCCATTCAATTAGATTAGATTCATTTTTTAAATGTTCAAACAACTCAATAAATGTATGCATTGATTTTATAATTATATAACAATAAAATTCAAATATTATGTTTCATTATAATGAAATATAAAAAAATTATAATATTCCATAAAAAAATATATTTATCAATTTTGAATAATGATAATATATAATAATAAAATAACAAAGTATGAGTCATATTAGTGGTGTTGTTTTTGAACCATCAAATGATGAAATTAATAGATTAAATAGTTATGCTACAATTTCTACACATGAATTATATTCTTCTGATGGAACACCAGTTAATACAGGAGTTCATGATATAAGAATGGGTACTATTGATTATAATCAGAAATGCGGAACTTGTAATAAACCAAAAAAGAAATGTTTAGGTCATCAAGGAGTTGTTGAATTAAATCATTACATTTTGAATCCAATTCTTGTACAGTTAGTTAAGAAATGGTTAAAAATTGTATGCCCATTATGTGGATGTGTTATTAATATGAAAAAGAAATTTTCTAATACAACACCAGTTAAAAGATTATCTGAATTATCAAGTGCAGATACTTCTGGTAAACAATGCCCTAACTGTTCTAATATTCAGCCAAAATATATTAAAGATACTGAAGATAAATTTACATTTTGGATTGAAACTAAAAATAAAAAATCTGATTCTAAAGGAGAAAAATTATATCCTGATAATATTCGTAATATTTTCGAAAAAGTAAATCCAGATGTTGTTACTATTATTGGTTTTAAGTTAAACTGCCATCCAAAGAATCTTTTATTAAAAACAATAGTTGTACCTCCAAATACAATTAGACCAGGTATTAAAAATTTCACGAGTAAGGATGGTAGCTATCATGAAATTACAAGCTTAATACAACATATAGTTAAACGAAACATTTCATTTCCTTCTAACTTATCTGATATGATAATGAATAAAACTATAAATCCAGATTTAGATAAATCTCTACAAAATATGCAACAATTATGTTTTGATTTAATTACAGGAAATGCATCTAATCCAGCTCAGGGTAATTCTGGTAAACGTTCTATAATGATTGGCACAAGACCATATAAAGGAATTATTATGAGTCTGCCACGAAAAGAAGGAGATATTAGAAGAACTATTTTAGGAAAACGTGTTTTTAATATCAGTAGAACTACAATTAGTGGCGATATTTCAAAGAAGATTGATGAAGTAGGAATTCCTTTAGAATTTGCAAGAATTATGCAAATTCAAGAAATAGTTCAAGAATATAATAAGGAATGGTTAAATGGATTCTTTTTAAATGGAACCGCAAAATATCCTGGTTCTACAAGAATTATTTTGAAATCAACAGGTGAAGTTTATGATGTTTCTAAATTAACAAATTATACAATTTCAAATGGAGATATCTTATTTAGAGATATTATCGATGGTGATTTTGTATATTTCAACCGCGCTCCAACATTGGAAGCTACTTCTATTGGTGTACATCGTGCTATTGTTAATAAAGACCCTAACATTAATACATTTCAAATAAATGTATTAACTACACCTGGTTATAATGCAGATTTTGATGGAGATCAAATGAATTTATGGATTCCAAGGAATTCTTCTACACGAGCAGAAGCTCAAATAATGTCAAGTATTCATAATGTATTTATAAGCCCTAAACTTTCTGGAACTGTAAATGGACAAGTTCAAGATAGTATCTTAGGATGTTATGAATTAACTGTGCCAGGTAAATTAAATGTATTTAACAAATTTAATGCAATGATGATGTTCAAAAACATCAAAACCGATATCCAATTTGATAAAGAAACATATACAGGAAAAGAATTGTTATCTATGTTAATGGACAAATATCCTATTAATCTTTCTGGCCAACCATCAAGTTTTAACGATGTATATTCACCATATATTAATTATGACCCCGATGAAATTTATACAGTTATTAAAAAAGGTAAATTATTATCTGGAGTTTTAGATAAAAAATTAATTGGTGTTAAGAGCTTAGGAATTTATTATATTATTTCAAGAGATTATGGTCAGCATATTGCCATGGAAATGATTTTTGCATTTCAACAATTAGCATTAGAATTTTTGAGATATAAAGGAGTTACTATTGATGCTACTATGTTATTGCCTAAAAAAAATTCATTAGATGAAATTGATAAACTAATTTCTGCAACTAAATTAGAAGGAGAATTAAATGCAGATAAACTTATTAGCGGTGATATTGTTCCGCCAGTAGATAGTAATATCGTAGATTATTTTGAGCAAATGCAAATTAATACATTAAAAGTTCCAGAATCTGAATTGTTAAGATATGTATTAGGAGATATTGACAATAGAACAAATGGATTGTTTAAAATGGTAGCTACAGGTTCAAAAGGTTCTAATCCAAATTTAATTCATATTTCAGGAACTATTGGACAAACAACGGTAAATGGATATAGAATTGGTAATCAATTTGCATTTAAAAGAACATCTCCATATCATCATCAAATGTCAACTGACATTAAACATTATGGATTTGTTTCTAATTCATATATCAGAGGTATGTCATTGGTGGAATTTTTAGCTCAGAGTTATCATGGGAGAAATGACCTTATTACAAAAGCACTAACTACAGCAATTTCAGGTGATGCTGCGAGAAAATTATATCATAATTTACAATGTGTAGTAGATAATACATTTGCCGTAGTAAAAGGAACACGAATTATTGTTCAATTCATTTATAGTGGTGATGGAATTGATACAAGAAAAATCGAAAAGGTAAATTTTAATCTCGCTTCTTTATCTAATAAGAAATTAGATGAAATTGCTAAACATAATAGCGATGATATTAAAGAGCAATCATTAATTAACGTGTTTATGAAAAGATTAATCGATGATAGAACATCAGTTCGTAATATGATAAATAAATTATGTAATAGCAAATTTGGCTATATTCCAAAATATGAATTTATGATTCCTGTAAATATAAAAAGATTAGTCGAATTAGTAGAATTAGAGGATGATATCGTACCCGGATTATATGACAGATTGCAAAGAGTTTTAGATTTTTCAGATAATATTTCATATGTGTTCCTTAACGAGATTCAAGAGAATAATAAAATGAAAGTACCTGAATATTTAATTGCAGCATCTTCTGTTATGTCCAAATTTATTAGATATGAATTAAATCCTAAAGTTTTATCAAAGATGACTAATGAAAAACTCAGCTTTATCTTTGATAATATTAGAGTAAAATATGACCAATCGTTAATTGATTATGGTACTGCTGTAGGTATTTGGTCTAGCCAATCTATTAGTGAGCCATTAACACAGTATTTTCTTGATAGTCATCATAGAAGTGTAGCTGGTGGTACTGGAGATGCTGGTATTGGTAGATTGAATGAAATTTGTGGAATGAAAGAAATATCAAATAATGAGTCTATGATTATTTCTGTAGATGAAAAAGATGAATCCGAGATTAAAAAGATATCTCTTCAATTCGAATATAATGAATTAAAAAAAATGGTAAAAGAAGATTGTATGCTACTTGAATCATATTCTGAATTAATTCATCCGGATTATATTGGAGATGCTGAATGGATTACATATTATGAAACTTCACATCCTTTAATTAAAACACCAAATGATTTAACTAATTGGTGTTTAAGAATAGTTTTAGATAAATCAAAGCTATTACTGAATTCTATTGATTTGCAATTATTAGTGAAAAGTTTAAGAAGCCATAATCAAAATATTCATATTGTACATACTTCTGAAGCAATTCCTATTATTATTATTCGTATTTGGTTCAGATCTCAATATTTCAAAAAAAATGTTTACGATGATAGTAAAATAAGTGAAATCGTAAATGATATTCTAAATACTCCAATTAGAGGAATCAAAGGAATTCACAAATCATTTGTTGAAAAAGTTTGTGTTATGAATGAATCCGATGACGGTTCATATGTTAAAGAAGATGTATTATCTATAAAGACACATGGAACCAATTTATATCAAACGTTTTTACATCCATTGGTTAATAAAGCTAAATTAATTTCAACTAGCGTTCAAGATACATATAAAATGTGTGGAATTGAAGCAGCTAGAGAAAGATTTGTTTATGAAATGGAATCATTTATGTCTAGTAATTATCCTAACGAGGCACATATTAAACTCTTAGCTGATGAACTCACGAGAACAGGAATTCTTACAGCATTTGAAAGAGGTGATATTAAAAAGAGAGAAAAAAATAATCCATTATTAAGCATCGCTGCAGGTGCTCCTGTGCAAATTATTACAGATGCTGTTATGAATAATTCAGAATCTAAAGTATATGGACTTTCTCCACCAGAAATATTAGGAGGAATTGCACAAGTAGGTTCTATTTATAATAGATTGTTTCTAGATGAGGATTTTATTAAATCAAACAAAAAAACCCTAAACTCTGTATTAGACGAGTTATAATTTTTGTTATATTTATATATTTGATATATTTATATCTTTGATATCTTTGATAAAAAAAGTATATCAAAGATGTATTAATATTTCAAAATCTCATATGTGGTTGTCTATATGATACTCCTATATATGCTGCAAGTTTTCTTTCTGATGTTATAGAATTTGTTATTTTTTTTCCATCTTTAAATAATCCATATTGATTTAACTTTAAACCATTTTTTTTTACCTTTGCTCTTATTCTTATGTTGTAATCTTTTGAACCTGTAAAATGATACAAAGCAAAAGGTTTTTCTTGTTTTGTTGCAACAAAAAAATCGGACCTTAATTGCCTTCCATTAACATTTAAAAATAATGAATGTCGTCTAGAACCATTTGCATATATTTCACCAATATCTATTATATCATTTGTTTTTTTTCTACTGAAAGATAAATTTTGTAAAACATCTTTTTTATTGGAAATTATTAAAAAATCTATATCTTTCATTTTCTTCATTTTTCTCCTAAAACTTCCTACTGGTATAATTTCAGCTTTTATACATACTCTGTTTATAATTTCATTAACTATTTTTTTGGCGTCCTCGTAATCAATCATTTTATTAGTAAAAAAAATGATTAATTTTTTTAAAATTATATTTTTTTAAAATTAAAATTTAATTAAAATGAAAAATTACATTCCAAGAAAATCTTCCTCATCTTCTTCTTTATTGTCAGATTTGCTATCTGGTTGATCAATAACTTGTGCAGGAGCTTGCACAGTTGGAGTATCAAACAATTCAGAAAATCCATCAGATTGAGATTGAGATTGTTGAACAATTACAATGTTTTTCATAGTTCCATACATAACACTGATTCCTGCAGCAGAGAAACAGATAGATGGAGGTCCCCATTTAAATTTAATCATTGAGCCCTTCTTCAAATATTGGTGTACATCTCTTTCATTGAAGTTAACCGAGTCTCCTCGGGTACCATCTGGCTTTTGATAACTCATCTTTGTTTGCATTGGTCCAGTAGTCTTAATCTTAAACTTCATTGTATCGTACTTACCATCTGAAGAAGATGCAACTGTATGAAAAATGTTCAATGCTTTAACAAATAGAATTTGAAGATTGTAGGTTTGATTAAGCATCTGAAGATGATCTTTAAACTTACTGAAATGAGTCTTTTCAACAATAACAATAGTTGAACCCTTAAACTCATTTACAGTAGAAGAAACTTGTTCTGTTCTCTTATTTTCATTCTTTTGACTAATTGCAGTTGTTAATGCCTTTCCAAATTCAATAGCTTTTTCAACAAATTCAGTATTGATATCTTGAAATTTCTTCATTGCCAGAAATAGATCAGTTTTTTCATCACCCTTTCTTCCATTAATAGAAATAGTACAATCATTTCCCTCTCTCTGATTTTCACCAGTTCCGAGAGGTCTAATTTCAAAACAAACACGTTCAGAATCCTTAACAATAACTTGGATTAGCTTCGAGTCATGTTGAACATTAACAAATTGAACTTGTGCGCTTTTAGACTTTGAAAGACGAAAATTAGGAGTAAGATTAGTAGCAACAATTTGTTCCGGAGTCATAGAAGTAAACATCATTTTTAATATTCTTGAGTTAATTAAAGTATATACTTTAGTTGTTTTATATCTTTAATTAATGGCCGAATTCAATTTTGACAGCATTATTTTTTAAACATGATTCTTTGATTTTTTAATTTTTTAAACATTATTGAAAATTAAAAAAAATGATAAAACAAAGTTTATAAATTGATAAGATTTACAGAGGTTCTTATTTCAATTTTGCAACAGTCATATTTAACGCCAAGCATTTGCAAAATGACTTTATCAGATAGGTTTGTTTGTCTTTTTAACATATAGAACAACTCAATTACATTTCCAATCAAACATTTGCAAGAGCTACAAGTTGGTGGTGGAAACATTGTTTTTATATTATTTTATAATATTGAATATTTTATTTTATATTATTTATAATATTCAATTTTCAAATTAATCTCTGTTGTTCATTCCACCAAGCATTAAATTCATCAAATAACTGATTATTTTTTTTATACTTACGATGGAGATATTTCATTCCTTCTTTACGTAAGTCAATAACAGTAGTAAGTTCATTTCCATTTGATAATGTTTCTTTTCTTTCAGGAAGAACAAGTTCATAACCTCCAAGTAAAAATGCACTAGAATTCACTAAAAGAGTTAATGCTCTAACACCTCGGGCTTTTTCTGCATTAATATAGACAGATTTATACGATTTTAAACTAGTATATGAAAGCTCATCAGAATATGAATTACCAGGCTTAGTTCTTACAAAAATCTGAAATTCAGTATATGCGCATTTATCAAAATATAAAGTTGAATCAATAGTTGAAAACATCTTAATAATTTCATTTGTATATTCAAGAATAAATAACTGCTGATCTACGTTTCCTAATTGAGGTAATACATCAATTAATTGTCCAAGTTTATTTTCTTTATATAATAAATCATATGATTTACGAATTTCATTTACCATTGCAGATGGACCTTTAAGACATTCTTTTCGGACAGTATTTCTAACACTATCAACTACCATGAAGAAGTCTTCAGGTTGAGAGAAAATTTTGAACTTTTTTTCTTCAGTTTTCCCTTTAATATAATTTAAAATATCATGATATTCTTGTGCTAAATCTTGAGTTCTGTAAATGTAAGACTCACCCCATGCACTTAATAATTCATCCGAAAGAAGATGATCTTTAGTTTTGAAAGGTTCAAAAAGTAAATAAAAGGTAACAACTGGATGAGTGTGAAGCCTTGGTAAAATATCAGTTAACATATTTCCATGTCGCATAATGATAAAATTGAGAACAGAAAGAGTATATTTAATATATGGATTACATCCAGATTTACTCTCAGCATAAGCAATAAATTTGTTTTCAACTGTCATAGCTAGTTTTTTGCGCATGCTGTTAGAATGTTTTTCAGTTTTAGTTTCATGTTTTTCTTCAAGAGAACATTCAATTCCAGTTAAAGGAAATCGTCCTGATTTAATTTCCCACACTGGAATACTTTTCTTAGAATCACCAATTACAGTAGATGTTGGTTCAATAATTACACTATCATTTGATGAATTATCAGAACATCCTAATTCAATTGCTTTTCCCATTTGTCTTACTTTAAATTCTTTGCAATTCATTGAAGTAATTTTTGAACTAAAATCGCGAGCACTGCGAAATGTTCCAAATAGAAATAGAGAATGAAGAATATTTAGTGCATCATCAGAACCCATTTCATACATTTGAACAATTTCTTGGGTATATCTTTCATTTGGTAATGCAAATGACACATTATGCGATAAAATGTATGAAAGATTACCACTATTTACAAGAAGACTACAAATATCTGGATTTACTTTTTGCAAAAACTTACAAAATGCATTTTCAGCGTTAAAAGAATCCATTGACCCACTGCCATTTACAATCATTAATCTATATAATGATAAATTATTTTATTTTATATTTATATATTTTTTATATGTTCAGTTATATGGTTCAATGAAAAATTTATAAAATAATTAATAAAAGTCTAATTGAAATTTTTATAATTCCATATATATATAATATCTTTTTGAAAATATATCATGGGCTCTAAAACTTCAAGACCGGCTGAATATTATACTATTACCGATTTAAGCAAATTTAATCCTAAAATCCTACAAGATTGTAAATGTGTAGGTTATTATCATGGGGGAGGTTCTGGCGATTTTACATTACAAACCATTGAAGGATATGCAGATTCAGTTACACAACAAACAATTCGTGATATTTTTAAGAGACTTGCACTTTCTGTTAAAGATATGGGTTTTGATATTAAGGAAAATGCATCTACAAGTGAAATTATTGAAGCATTTCAAAGACAATTTCCATTAAGGGAAAATGGGAAGGAAATTGTTAGCGATAGTAAATCTCAAGAAAAAATTTGCAGAGTAATTGCTGATTCACTTAATAAGATTTTTACACCATCTGCTGTTAGGTCTGATGAAAAATTTATTGATACTACACTTTCAGCTAGTGATATGTGTGATAAAGTAAACCAAAAAATTAATTTATTAATTCCTGGATTACATATTCATTTTGCTGGTGTTTATGAAAATCTTAAAAAGATAGCAAGTGATATCAGATTCTCACATAAGCTTATCATTGAAACTTTTCATGAAATTATTGATAGAGTGAAAACTGGAGATTACAAGACACATGAAGCAATGATTGATGAATTATCTTATTACATTAACGGATTTGATACCAAGCAAAATAAATTACTTCTTGATTTAGATAGAGTTCTTCAATTAAATCTTGGACCAATCTCTAGAGATTTTGAATAAATTGTAGATGAAACAAAGGTTGAGCATGAAAATTTAAAAGCAATCTCTGGAGCTAATTTTGTTAATTCTCTTATGTTTTCATTTAAAGGATTTCTCACGGCAGCTCAAGTTATGGATATTATTGATAAGAACCTAACAAAAATTGGAGATGATATTAAGGGCAATAGAAAAATATTTATGGAAAGTAAAGAATTTAAGGATTTTAGTGATAAGTTTGAGAAGAAGATTTTAGAGAGCAATCTCGTAGATCCTTCTAAGTTGTCCGAATTTATTAAGGCAATGGAAAAATTAAGACTTATCTATAATGGTATTAAACAAAGAGATGATGTCAAAGTTGAGTATAGCGAACGAGTAGCTACTGGACGTGGAGAAGTAAAAGGAGGAGCTGAAAGTAAGATTGAAAGGGAGAATAAGAAAAATATAGAGTCAAAGAAGCTTATTATTTGGGATTTTTCTAATAAAGTTAATGTTTGTTATGGTGAAATTAATGATGATCTTAAAGTCATTATTATGAAAATTGGTAAAGAAATTAAGACTTCTGACCTTCTGTTTAAGTTAAAAGAAAGTGTTATAAATTTAAAACTTCATTATAAGAATCCTGAATATATTCTTCTTAGTAATTCAAAGTCTCCACCTGATCTTAAAGTCTTGAAGGAAACATATATGAATAGTTTACAATCCATTATTCTTTCATGTGAAAATATTGTTGAATCTCCTTTGTATTCTAGTAGTTCAAGATATTTTTCAGACTTAAAAACAAAGTATGAAAATCTTCTAAAGACTATCGAATACTTTTCCGAGGCATTAAAGCAGCAAAATTCCAAAAATTTAAATGATGAAATTGTTGCTTCTGCTACTTCTGCTACTTCTGCAAAGTCGTCTCTTCTTAATAAGGAAAAATTTGCATCATATTCTGTAGTCGTTAAGAAATTTAAGTCTCAATATTACATTGCTCTGATGAAGGAAGAATTAACATCCTCAAGCAAGGAAATCCTTAATAAAGATACAAAATATAATACTCTGCTAACCACATCAATTTCATCCATTTATTACAAGTTAGACAAAGAACAAGAAACTGAAATTGGTGGTATTACTACATATTTTAACACTATTTCTACTAGTAGAATGCGTACTGTTCCAGGTTTTAATAATGGTAGCACTTTACCTCGGGCTGATTTTGACAAACTCAAGACTGATTTAATTGCTAATGTTAGAACTAGATTTAACACTATTAAAAAGTTTATTGATGCTGTGCGTTCTGTTGAAATTTATCTTATGAGTTTCAATTGTAATATCTCTAAAGATCCGGAATCTGTACTCGAGCTTAGCAAGATGTATTTTAATGCTAAATTTATTCCTAAATATTATGATGATAAAACAATCAAATCTCTTTGTGAAGCATTTGATTTACTTAACTCGTATGATATAACAGGTAGTATGTCTACAAGTGCTACTACCAGATCCCTTGATGATAAACATTATTATTCTAAATTTGGTATTGATAAATTAGCAGGAACTCCTGCACAAGGATTTGATTTAAATAAATCTACATATGTTGCAATGAAAATTAGTGAAGTATTCAATAATTTTCACGGTCTTAAAAATCTTATCAGTGCATTTTACTATATCGGTGAAATTTATAATCCTGATATTCTTAAAACAAAACAGGTTCTTTCTCCTAATAATGTATTTATTAACATTACCGAATATTTGAAAGCCAGCTCAATTTCAGCAAATAAAACGACAGCTGATATTACAGGTTTATATGATATTTCTACATATGTCAATGGGACATCGAGACTATATAGGTCCAATGGTGTTAATCAGAGACAATTTTACTTTAGTAGATCTGGTAATACATGCTTTGAAGAGTATGATAGTTTGTTAGTTGATACTATTAAAGCAATTTCTGCTAAAGTTTTAACAGTAGTTAGAACATTTGAACTAATGCAAAGTGGTGTCGATGAAAAGAAGATTAAAGAAACACTTAATACTCGCCTTATTATTGGTGGTTCTGATATTACTCTAAATCCTGAACCTATCCCTGCAGCAGCTGCTCTTTATTGTAGACTTCCTAGACTTGCTAAATTTTATGTTAAAATATTTACTGATACCAGAGGTAGAACTATTTGGGGAACAGAAGAATTTTTTGTTAAAATGGCAAGCGATTTTACCGGAATTTTTGCCGGATTTCATAAGCTTATGTTTGTTCAAATTGGAAAACATCAAAATAATCAATACAATGAATCGGAATTGCGTATGATTGTTGATGAAATCAATAATATTTACATATACTTTAAGAAGGAAAATCCAAATGATACTATTAAAGCTACAATCTCGGCATATGTTAATGATGTTAATAATAAATATGGGGCAATTCAAAAGAAGGAATCAGACCTTCTTGAAGGTAAATATAAAAATAAATCTACAACATATACATCTGAAGAATTAAAAGAAAATTTTACAGATATCTTACCAGGTGATGATGTTTTTGATAGTGAAAATCTATTTGTTCCTACTGTTAAATATCAAAAGTATGATCCTGATACTGGATTACCCTTAAGTGTTGACGGTAGCAAATACGATCCATTTAAAGAAAAGAGTGCAAATATCAGTCAGATTAAACAAATGATTGTTAATTTTAGAGGAAAAATTCAAGATTATTTCGAGAAAGTCCCAGATGATCATGATGCACATTCTACAGATTTAGTAATTGCAAAAGCTACTAAAGAACTTGAAATGAAACGAACAAAAGAAGAAAAATTAAGTGTTGTTGCAAAATTAATTAAAACTGCAGATACTTCATCTGCAGATTCAAAGAAACAATTAATGTTTCACGAAACGATCATGTTAGGCTTAAATATTCTTAACATTATTAATACATTAATTGAAGATTTTAGTAGCAAAATGAAATTACTTTCTGAATTCAGAAAATATGTTTTGGTAACAATTTACGGTCTTCAAATTAGAGGTGGTACTTTACAAAAATTTGCTGCTGATACTTTTTCTGCTACTACTGAAACAAATGCTGATGTATTAAAAACCGTTGATACTTTTTACAAAGCTTTAAAGAAAGTTAATGAATTGAAAACTAATGGTGGTAAAAAATATTTGTATGGCGACCATCAATTTATTGGCACTCGTCAAGGATTTCACCCAGTAAAAGATAACATTTTCATTGAATATGGTAAATTTTATCATCTATTTGATAAAGGCGTTGCTGCTGCACGTACACCTGGTGCACCTATTAAATCACCAATCGATGATTATGACACCACTAACGCACAATTTAATGATGCAAAGTTGCTTTCTGAAGTTGGATGTGATCTATTTATTAACTATGGTAAAATGCTACAAGATTTCATTGAATATACCTATGAAATTGGTGGTATCGTGGATATTAAATTGGATGAGAAACATATAGATATCGATTTTACTAATTTGAAAGTTATGACTGATACTCTATTTGCTGATGTTAAGCGTATGTTTTCATCTTTTCGTCCTCAAATGGATAAAAAACATATTGGATTCTTCGAAGATGTTAGTAAAAAAGGATCTATTCAATGGATTGAAAAACATTTAATGTATGAAAAATTTACTGATTCTGATTCTCCTGATTTTGTTGATAAAATTTCTGAAAAAGCAACAAATGTATTAAATATGCTAACTATAAAAAAATATGATATTTCTAAATTGCACGGAGATAACACTGAAGTAAATAATTTAAACATGACATCCACAATAGATAATACTCTTGAAGTAACCGCGGATGCAGTCGGTCTTAAAGCAAAACTAGCAGAATGTAAAACTGCTTTTGATAACACATCTGTAACTGATAAATTTGAGTATTATGGTGGAGCTTTGTCTAGAATGTTATATTATGATGTCAGCGAATTTGATCCATATTTTAATTCTGGACTTGGTGAAGTTGAATTTAAACCTCTTGAAAGTAAATTAAAAGAATTAATTTCAAAATCTTCAGATGGTAAAGTTGAACTTGACAAAATTGAGACTAAAGATACAACATCAATGAATCTTTATGATGTTAATTTTAAAAGTTTATTATTTGATTTTAATAAGTTAGCATTTAAATATCTTGATACTCTATCTGATTCATCAAATGGAAGTAAAATTTATCTTCCTCTTATTAATCCAATTTCTAATGGAGTTTTAGCTTATTCTATTTCAGATCCTCTTGAAAATGCCTTCCCTGATATTGTACACAGCGATATGAAAAATGTTTTTGGAATTCGTGGAGATCCAAAGTTTAATGCAATTGTATTTTCAAGTCTTGCTTATATTATGCAACGTATGACTAAAGATTCCAATAAAAATAATTCAATGCCTAAATATGTTGTTCCAACTCTCACCGATATTCCTCTATATATCAAAGAAATTTATAAGGCAAATCTTCCATTATTTGTGAAATTATTTGATGCTTTAGCAAGTAAAGCAGAATATATTAAACATTTCATCACTAAAACAAAAATCAATACAATGAGACAAGATATTAAACCAGTTATTAAATATTTATATTCAGATGCTAAATATAGTGCAGGAGGAACTGATAATGAAAGAACAATGTTCGATGCTAAATATGATGGTAAGAAATTACCTTTCATTGTTGCAGTTGAGGATAATAAATATGTACAATATAAGAAAAACACTGAACACTATAAAACAAATAAAGGATTTGGATTAGATGTTTATAATGCAGAAAATGGAACAGGATCTGCAGACATTGCTGCAGCTACTACTCACAGAACTGCAGCATTACCACCTAATGAAAAGAGTAAATTTCTTAAATTTGATGATCGTAAAGTTGTTCATAAAGATTCTCTTACTATGTATGTGGGAGGTGATCATAAGAGTTATATCTTTAAATTCCTTGATTCTGTTATTAATTCCTGTGGAGTATTTTCGAGCGCTTCTAGTGAAGTATTACGTGAATTGAGTTATACACCAGTATATGGACAAATTCGTGAAAATTTTCTTGAATCATACAGACTTAAAAATGGACATTCTCCTCTGACACCTTTGACTCTTATGTTTAAATATTCTAGAGATTCTAAAGAAGATAAAAAAGGAAGTATGTCTTCGCCATTGTTTAGTGGATATAAAACTTATACTGATGAAAATATCGATCCAAAGAAATCAATTGGAACTCCTGAATTTCAACTTCTATATGGTGTTGGAGGATATCTATTTAATGATAGTGATTCTTCTCTGGATCAATTATCATGTGTCCAAGAGCAATATATGGAATTTAATAATCAAGTTGGTAGAAGAGATGCTATTGATGATTCTTTATATAATCGTTTTATTCGCACTAGTATGAAATTATTAAGATATGTTGTTGATATTCGCAGCTTTAAATCTTCAATTTCAACATCTACTCTTTGTACTAAAGTTTCTGATAGTACAGATGTTAAGTTTGGTCTATATACATTAACTCCTACAGCAACTGATGCTTATTGTAATATGGTTTATCCTTTATTAGAAACAAATGATTTCAATCTTGTTAGTGTCATTGAAAATAAAGATACAAAAGAATCTGTTGATACTATTCTTGAAAAAATTGTTCATACATCTTCCTCAAAAAATTCTGATGAGGCTGATATTATGAAACATATTATTGATATGAATATTATGCCAATTAATATTTATGCTCTTATGGGTTATATTCCATTTACATTCATATATAATTATTCATATACTTTCGATAAGTATGTAGAGGCAGATTTTCATCAACTAAAAAATATTTCTATATATGTTTCAGGTGTTGATGATACCACAGTTGTAGAACATACTAAGAAGCATTATGTAAAGCTTCTTCAAAATCCATTCTTTGATGTGTCATCTGATGCATTTGGTTTAACTAAAATGGATACTTCTAGTCGTCCTAAGCTTCTCGGTCAACATAGTTCTATTAGTCCATATCAGCGGATGATTGATGGTTCAGTTTCTGATGTTATCGTTTCTCCATTTCTTAAGAAATTGTTTGGCAGTGTATTATTTGGAAGTGAAATCCGATTGCATGTTCCAGATTCAAAGGAATACAACAAGCAATTTATTAGCGGTTTAACTAGAAACCACGAACTAACATCAGGCGCATCTCTGTTCATCAAAAAAATAGACGAATTACTAAAAGTGCTCAGTGATTTCAACGTTGATTTTAATGATGAACTTACTAATTATTGTAATAAAATATCGAGCACTGATAATTCTGTGAAAAAAATGCCGATCTCCACAGGTACTGGTTCTTTAATTACATGTATTGATATTAAAAATTATTTAGACAATGGAACTGGCGGTAATGATATTAAAGAATTTACCGAAAGATTTATATTAGGCAGTATTCGTATTGCACATGCAGTAAAATATGTACATAGTATTGTTGAAGAATTGAAACAATTGGATGTGTTTAATCCTACTGAAAAAGCTACTGCTGATAATTACTTTGATGCTATCTTGAATGCTACTGAAAAATATCAGATCGTATTTGAAAATGATAATTATTTTGGATTCGGATATAATAAAAATGCTTTTGATAGGAAAAAAGTAGCCGTTGAAACTAAATTGCAAGAAGCATCAAATAATATTATTGATGATTTGTTATATAGAGATTATAGAATCACAGGCGCGTTAACCAATCCATCAACCGTCAATTCGGTTAATGTTAGTTTGTCTACAGCGGCGAGGACTGCAATTAATGGCGTTTTGATAGATTCTAAAGGTACAAATAGAACTGTTCTGATTGAGTCGTTCGAATCGTATGGAATAGCATTAGGCACATATAAAGCATCTATTGCAGCTAATATAGGTTTTTCCAAAGATGTCAAAGACTATATTACCTCTTTAGAAGATACAGTTAATGATATTAATCATATATTTGACACACTGAGTGATACTACGTATGCTGGCACAGTATATAATGATTTGTTAACAGAATTCAATAAATTTAAGAATTGCGTTAATTCAATTTACGTTTTACATGATATTAAAGTTCCCGATGTCGTCGGTTCTGATACGGCAGTTGACCTTATACATACTTTGAATGCTTCGACACCGACCGCTGTGGATTATTTGTATTTACCAGTGGCAAATGGCAGTTTTATAGATGATAAGAAGAATTTAACTGATACCAAGTTAAAAACTCTAGTTAGCACAAATACTTTGACTTTTAGTGTATCAAATTTTGAAAATATTATTAATGAGTTTATGGCTGACTTAAAAAATGAAGTCAGTTTTGATTTATTGATTAAACTAAAAACAGAGTTTAGCGGCTATGCAAACAATCAGGTCGCTTATAAAACAAAGATAGGTGCGTCTCTAACTGCAAAAATTACCGAAGTTCATAATGCTTTAAAAAATTTATTAGCTGAGATTAAGACAACTAAAGGCGAAGTTGTTGCTTTAAAAACTAAAGTGGACGCTTTATCTGTAGCAGGCACAGCTGCAGCAATTATTGACCCATTTGTAGGTTTATTAAGTAATATCTCAATTACTGATGCCAATATTGATACTAAAAATGGTTACGCATCTATTGCAGCATCGGTGGCTGCCAACGTAAATAATGATGATTATGGCAAATTTAGTACTGATATTAAATCGTTAGATTATACAACGTTAACAACAGTTGTTGCTGCTATATTGACTGCAAATACCACGTTAACAGACGATGAATATAAAGTCACATATATTCAAAAAATTACTGATGCTATCGATAATTTTAAAATTCGTATTGATGATATTTTTAATAATAAAATTACTACTGAATTGCAAAATATTGATAATGAAAATACAAGAATAGCTGCTATTCCGGCAATCGCTGTATATAATGACATCATAGCAAAAGCATTAATGTTATCTGCTACAACTCATCACACTAATGTGCAGAAATTACTCGCCGACAAATATAAATTTACCAGAAATGGTAGAATGACGTCGTTGATGAGCATCAAACAACTTATTGAAATGTCTGATATTAATATTCAATCTTTAGATTATACACATGCAGGTGGAAATATGAAATCAAGTTTTAATAATTTTAAAGTTAATATGAATATTATTCTAAATAATATGTTTACTAGAGATTATACTGAAATTGTTAACTTATTAACAAAAAAATATGATATAACAACATACCCCATACCTGGTGGTACCAATTTTTCATTTACTGATATGGTACGATTATTTTATAAATTATGTATGTATGATGATGCTAAATCTGGTACATTGCTTGTAGGCGAAACTAAAGATATGAAGACTAAACTTACTGAATTCAAAGATACAAAAGAATTTAAAACAAATACAACAATTTCATATGATTTAACTGATAATTTTGCTCCTGAATTGTTATATATTGATGATAATAGTGTCGTGCAGAGTGTACCTATTCAAAGAGAAGATATGTATAAGTTGATGGTTACTGGTAAACAGCGATTTGATACAAGTATTTTTCGTTTTATTCAAATGTTAACATTAACTTATGGATTTGTCAATCAACAATTACTTAAATCAATTCAAGATATGCAAAGAAATCAAATGGACATGTCCATTTCCAGTATTAGAGATTTATAATTTAATAAATTATAAAATTAACGCATTATAAAATACAATAATTATAAAATAATAATATAATGATATCAATTAATGGTATATTAGCAACGTTTGACGATTTCAAGAGGATAAGATTACTTATGATAGAAAAAGATTATTCATTAAAATCCGTAATTGAATTTGCACCTAAAAAATATCCTGCATATACAGTTCCATATATTTTTTCAAAAAATGATGTTTCAAAAAATAATGATTCAAAAAATGATGTTTCAAAAAATAATGATTCAAAAAATAATGACTCAAAAAATGATGTAATTGGTACTGTTTTTATTACAATTCCAAAAAAAATTAGAGAGAAAGTATATGAAAAACTTCAATGTAGTATTGGTAATTCGGTTTCAATTAGAGTAAAAAAGAAATATTATAATATATCAAATAAAAAAGGAATATCTCTTATATATATAGATGGAGGAGTATGATATTAAATATGTTCCAAATCCATTTGGATTACAAAATACTGGTTCTATTTGTTATTTAAATTCGTTATTACAGTTATTAATTAGCTGTAGCTCTTTTACAAAAAATATTCTATTAAATGAAGAAGATATGATGAAAACTAATACAGGAAAAGCTATATATAATTTCGTAAAAAGCTATACTCAAAATGTGGCAGATATTGGAAATTGTTCAGCTTCAGTATTAGAAGGATTAAAACAAGATTTAGCAGAAAAAAAATCATCTATCAGATTTGGAAATGGTCAGGAAAGTGCAAGTGAAGCTTTATGTTTACTTTTAGATATGATTGAAGTTCCTAACAATAAACAAATTACTTCTTTATTTACACAGAGAAGTCGTTGTATTGTTCAGTGCTTAGAATGTAAAAATAGACATGAACAAATTGACACAAATATCATTTATAATTATTTTCATTATACCAATGATGGTAATTTTTCTGACAATATCAGAATTCAAAAATCAATAACTGAAAATTATAGATGCAATGATTGTTTATGTGATTGTGGTGCTAAAATTGTTAATGGATTTTGTTCAAGATGTAATACAAAAGCAAAAAAAAGAAAATCAATTCGTGTATATCATTTAACAAGAATACCAGAAATATTCATTTGTATTTTTAACATTTATTTTGATAAAATTAGAAGAACATATCCAGATACTATTGAATTTCCATCAATAAATAATGGTAAATTAATTTATAAGTTAGTAGGAAGAGTAAATCATATCGGCTCTTCATTAAATAGTGGACATTATTATGCTGATTGTGTTCGTAAAAATGGTATTTTTAGATTAAATGATTCATCAACTTATCCTTCAAATTTAACTCCAAATAATTTAACTTATATGTTAGCATATCATTATTTCACTACCACCTAAGAGATTTAGTTTCTTTAAAATCACTACCACTCAATTCTTGAACACTAAAAGGATTATGTCTTTGTTCAACTCCATAAAGTCGCCTAAGACCAGTAAATGGAACGCTTTGAGTTGGATCAAATTCAGCGTTTGCCATTTTTTTTTGACTCATTGACCACTTACCCATATCTGACGCCCAATTTTTATGATTTTCAATTGTTTGTGCATCAATATTTGCATTTGCAATAAAATCCACATATGTGCTGTCTTCATTAGGCATGGAAGAATCTCTTTCATGTTGAGTAACTTTTTCAAAATAACCATCAGAGGCATACATCTTACTTTGACGTGGCTGTTGCTTAGGAATTTCTTTCTGAAAATACGGCTCTGATGCAACAAATCCGCTCCTTGAAGAATAAACAAAATATACAATCAATGCTAGAACCACAACTGAAATAAGTGCATAAAGTAAATGTTTATTATCAATCATTCCAAATACTATTATATAAACATTTAAAAATAATTTTTAAATTTTAAAAAGGTTAAAAACATTTTATTTTTAAAAATGTTTTTTAAAAAATAATTTTTAAAAATGTTTTTTAAAAATTATCTAAGTCTTCTATTCTTGATTGTGTTTAAATAAATATGAAATTCTACTTTATAGAATTTGACTCTCTTAATAGATATGAAATAATTCCATAAATCATTGAATTTATTTAAGATAACTTTATCATTTTCATCAAACAGTTTATTTGAAAATTCATTTGAATGTTCATTTGAATGTTCATTTGAATGTTCATTTGAAAAATGATAATATCCAAATTCTGGATTTAATTTATGTTCTTCATTTCTATAATGAGATACAAATTTACTTAAATTAATTTCATATCTTGTTGCAATTTCATTAATGCATGGTATCATTGTAATTATTTGAGTCCTTATGTTATTTTCTTTGTTATCTAAATAATTTATGTATGATTTAGAGACTCCAGATTTTCGTGTAGCATCATATTTATAAAGATTTAAACATGTCTTTTCATCTTTATCATTACCATTTGGCATAATATTTAATAACTTACACACTTTTACAAAATAACTATCATCTATTACATTTTTTGCTAGTTCATCTGAAGCAACTAATAGATTGTTCCAAATAACTTCAGATTGATTTTTATCTTCATCATATTCTGTAAAAAGACTATAATTTATTTTCTTTCCATGTAAAATATCTAATCCATTTCCAATTTGGTTATACAATATTTTTTTAATTTTTGAAGATGCAACATTATATGCTCTACGATATGCATATCCTTTTTTCTTTAATATTGAATTATCAACATTTACCAACTGTTTTACAAAATTCTCTAACATTTTCTTGGCTTGTTTCTGAGCATATTCATCAACTTCAACTATTTGCAATTCTTTAGGTGGCTGAAAAAATGTATCACTGCTAATAAAACGCGTACATATACCAATAACATAATTTGTAATATAAAACAATATATCAATTTGAGACTTGTTTGCAACATCTGCAAATTCCATTTTATCTCCTTTTTTAATTATAATTTTACGACCATTCATATCGAATTCACCTTCTTTTGTAGTTATTACATAATTAAATCTTTCTCCAGGTTCAGGTAATATAAACGGATACGGTTTTAATTCGAGTCCTTTTTTTGCTAATTCATCATTTTCTTTTTTAGCTATAGACAAAATAGCCCTCATTCTTGAAATAAATCTTTGCACTGATTTATTATCTTTATTTGGCTTATATGCATCTGATTTTATAAAATCTTTAAATTCCCACTGGCTAGAATTATTAATTGCATTCGTTAAAGCATTTTTAACAATTTCTAATATAGTATATTGGTTATATATGCTAGTGGATTCATGCATAATTTGATATCCGATTTTCTTTGCTAATTCAGATTGACCTTGTTTAATTACATCAATACCTCTAATAAACAAATGGTTTGTAAATAAAATATGAACAGTATGAGGAATTCCAAAATATTTTTTCTTACCCGTAAATACAACAGGAAATAATACTTCTTCATAATTCATCTTTAAAAATTTTGTTCCATTATCTTGTTCTAGATAATCATTAACTTCATTTTTTAGATGATTAATTGCTCTCATTGTAATTCTAACCATTGCTGTCATCCATTCTTCTTTAGAAATATTTCCATTGATATATTCTCTATCACATTCTAAGAAATAAGAGTTAGGAGCTACTAAATATAAGCTATCAGTATCTCCATATTTAATAATATAATTTTTACTAATAACAAAGTCTGCTATGAGTTTGATATTATATTGACCTGAAGATGTTACTCCACCTGCTAATTCTAATAGAAAATATGGTGATAATGTATTACCAGCTTCACCATAAAATGTATTCATTACAACTTTTAATGCATTCTGTTTTGTATTAATACAAGACCATTCAAAGCATACACGTTCATATTCTTTTTTAATATTTTCTTTTAAACTTTGTGAGTCATCTAAACTTAAAAATCTATTAATTTCATTAATTGTGTAATTAGCTTCTTCTGCTAATTGCTTCATATTATTAATTTCTATATCTCTTGTACTACCTGTAGGAATTTTAATTTCTTTTCCATTAACAACTTCATTATAAATATCAATATGTTCTTTAGATTCACTTATTATCATATTAATAGCTTCTAATGTGTTTATTTTTTTTGAAAATATTAATTCAATAATTTCTTTACATTTTCCATACTTAGATAAATCTTTTTTTAATTCTGCACGTTTAGATGCTAAATCAATTAATACTTTAACATATAAACCATAATTTTCTTTTTTATTTTCATGGTTTACTGAGTAAGCAGTTATTGGTTTATCATTATATATAAAATTAATAGTATGTAATGTGATATTTTTAGATTTTAATTCTTCTGCATATTTATGATCTGTTATAATTTTTTCAGGAGATAAATTATGTGTCATAATAATTGAAGGATATAGAGAACCAAAATCGAGACCAGTTACTGGCCTATTTCCTTCCATTACTTTTAGAGATTCTTCTAAAAAATTTGAGTTTTCTCTTAGTTTATCTACACATCGAATTGCATAAGGATCTGGAATTATTCCTTTTACTGGTGTGAAAACGAATGCACCTGGATATTTTCCATTTTCTTCTCTTGAATCTACTTTTGTAGTTGTTAATATATTACATTCATTTGCATATTTTCTTAACACTTGTCTAACTTTTAAACCTCCAGCACAATAATAACAATCTGCCAATGATAAAAATGTTAATGATCCAGTTTCTTTTAAATCTTCTATAATGTTTCTCTTTCTCATTAGCTCTTGACAACGCATAGCATCTACAATACAGTAATGTGCAACTAATCTCATTTGATCTGGATCGCCTTTTCCATCCAATGAATTCTTATAGATATCCCACATTCTTTTAATTGGCATATCTGTTTTACTTAATAAATTACATTTACTAAGATAATATTTAAGTGAACTACTTTCACCTTTTGGATATAATTTCTTGAAACATACACGAACATCAATTGAAATACAGCCAGAGAGTTTTAAATAACTGCTATAAAAAGTTTCTTCAGCACTTATTTTAATTTGTCTTTTTTCCACAAAATTCCATTTCATAATATCTTCTACTGTAGATGATGTTCTGTAATTTGCTGTCATTCTTGAAAACATCCAATCAATTATATCTAATTTAAATGCTTTAATAATTATAAACCGCCAATCGTAATTACTATCATTGAAACCAATAACAATATCAGGAGCAAATGCGTTCCAACATAATGCAAATGCTTTCAAGATATTAATATATGAACCACATACAATTGTAACCCATGAATCACTTGGACTTGTATCAACATCTACAAGACATATACTAATTAATGGCTGAGTTGAATTTAATTGATAAAATGACATACATATCATAAATGCATTATCTTTATCAAATTCTGGACACGGTAAATCACCATTACCTCTTCCACTATATGTTTCAATATCCCAAGCCATAACTATTGGTTGTTTGTATGCTTTTGGAACATCTTTTATTGGTTTAAAATTTTCTAATTTAACATCATAAATCGTCTTACATATTGAATTGCAATTTTTAATTGTATATTTAGAAATTTCAATCCAATCTGTAAAGGAGATATTTGAAAAACCAGCAACCATTCTATAATAATTTCCTACATCATCAGATGCAGTTATATAATGTTCTTTTATTATAGCTAATGCTTTTTTTCTATTTTGTAAATTGTCAAAATAAACTCTTTTATAAACCTTCTGATTAAGATTAAATCCTTTCATAGGATAACCTTTAACTTCTCTAATTTTTAGCTCGCATATATCCTTCGATTTATGTTTTTCTTCAAAACGAAGTTGTCTATCAGTTTTTTCTGCTTCTTCTACATTTGATCCCAATAAGAATCTAATTTTTTCTTCAAAAGCATATTTTCTATCTAAATATTCAAGAGGAATAAGAACATCAAAATATACAGGAATATCAACTAAATTAATTTGGACTTTTTTACCATTGTTAAGAATACCAATCATAGACAATATATAAATTTGCCTACGATATCTAAACATATTGTTATCAAAAACATCAATAGGTAAAAAATGTAAATTTTGACATATCTCTTCTTCGGAATCATTTGGAATTTCATATTCATCAATTCCTAAAATTATTTCTCTATTAGGTAGACCTTTAATTTCATCACAACCATTATAAGACAATTTAATGCCTGCATTTGAAAAAGTAAGGTCTTCCATTTTTATAATAATAGGCATTTATAAATTCAATTGTCAAATAATAGGATTGTGATTTACTAATATACCACAATACATTTGTGGATATTTATTATAATTTATACTATAATACAGTTTTTTATCTTCACAAAATTGCAATATAAATTTAAAAGTAGACCAATATTCATAATCATGACCGAGTCCTTGAATTGCTAAATGCGATAATTCATGAAGAACAACAAACATCAATATATCGATATCATGAAAATTATATGTCTCATTTTTTTCTCTTAGACATATTGCAAATTTAGATCCTTTATTTACAACAAAACTTGTATCATTATTAGTATTGAATGGAGAATTCTCTACTAATTTTTTTGAATTATATCTTTTTAATATATTTTTCGTTATCATTTGTAGTTTTGGATTAGAATAATCATAATAATATTCATGAACTAAAGATTGAATTATTCCTGTTATTCTAATATTTAATAATGCAAGAATATTAGAAGCTTCTTGTTTATTCTCATACACAGAATTTACTCTATAATAATTTCCATCATAACTCTTCACATATTCTGTATTAGAAATATTATGTTGATTATATCGGGGAATAAAACATATAACAATGAATATAACAAGTATAATTAATATCATTATATCTAGTAAAAATTTTGAAGTAAAAATATTCAAATTCAAAAAATATAAACATATTTAATAAGATGGACTATTATCTATTTTCGCCATTATGTGTTTCTATAATAGATGTTAATACCAAGCAAAATAAAAAATCATATTTCTTTTTAGGTAATGTTCCAAATGCTATTTTAGCTGCAGCTAAAAGAGTTAAATTAGAAGATAAAAATCTTGAATGGACAAAAACAGACATAACTACATTAAAATCATATTATGGACACGAATGGAAGGAAAAATTAACACCTCCAAAGATAAAACAAACTTCAACTAATATTTATGCACAAAAATTAGCTAGTGGATTGCAATTTACGGGAGGAGATGAATATGAAGAATATTTACCAATATATAGCAATATTGCAGTATATCCTGAAGATACAATTTATGAATTAAAACTCAAAATTTCCATTGTATCTAATATTGCATTCTACAGGCAACATTTATTATATTTTGTAAATGAAGAAGGACCTGTTATACCTTATAGATTTTTAGTGGACAATTCTTCAATATTAATTGATTTTACTAACATGAAACAATTATTATTATCGTCTGAAAATGTTATGGCAGGTTTAACTATCGATACTAGATTAGAAGAAAGAAAAGAAGGTATAACCATTGAAGCTTTAGATACTTTTAATAAATTAAGCAGTGCTGAAGGTGTATTTGTTAATGAAGTTTATATTATAGATTTATTTGATGTAATTAAGCCATTAACTGAATATGAAAGACCTAATGATAATTTAAATAATATTTTAAATGATAAATATCAATTTGATTTGTTTTATTATGGAGGTATCATTAAATATTGGCCACATTTAAGCTTGGAAGCATGTAGAATTGCATTATCAGAACCTGATGACGTTGCAGAATATTTTCCAGAATTAGACTTAGATATAAAAAAAATAAAAGAGATGTTTGATTTGGAAAATATTTATTCTGAAAAAGCTAATAATTGGCGTTCAAGTATAAAACAAAACATAGCAATTACACAATCAACTATAACAATCAATCCAATGGCAATAAAACTTAAAGTGAATATAAGAAATATTTTTGATTGGATACCTTTAGATAAAAACATTGTAGCATCTTCAGTAAAATTTGAAACAAAAACAGATAATATTAATCTCATAAGTTCAAATGAATATAAAGAAATAGATATAACAAAAAGACATATTTCTACTTATAAAGAACCACTAATAACTATAATTAATAGATTTGTTAACAAGAAATTAAAAAAGAAATCGATAATGTTTGCATTATGTTATAATAATGTAAAGTTTGATATAGATGCATTGAGTTTAAAGAATAAATATCAACAAATGATTTATCTTGAAATTGATGAGAATGGATTTATTCAAGTTATCTCTAATTGGAGAGAAGATAACAGATTAGAGTTTAATTCTGTATCTGAAGAGGTATATAAAACAATATCACCGCTATTAAAGAAAATTAATGAAATGAATGCAGCAGCATTTCCTATAGGAGGTAATTTGTTTGATTCATTAAAAAATCAAAATGTTATTTCTTCTTTTGGTACAATTACAGTTTCAACATATTGGCCTCAAATTGTTTCAACTGCAGGATTTAAGATAATTAAGAGTAAATTTAGAGAATATGAAAAAGCAGGAATTATTAATGTAAAAGGATTACAACATGGAGGTGCTTATTCTTTTATGTTCAAAAAAGGTATAACAAATTATGAACGAAGTGATGAAAAACAATCAAATCAATATAGTTGGATGGTGGATTCATCTTTAAAACAAAAATGGGAATCAAATTATCAAGGAAGATTAATAAAAATTTATCATAGAGTTTCAGATTTAAAAATAGAAATTAATGATGCATATAATATTAATGAATTTCATATTATACAAAAATATATTTTATCATTTTTAGACAGTATGGTGTCTGGAGCAGATAAAATCGATTTTAACGTTAGTGAAAATAAAGATGTAGATACAAGTAATACCCTAAAAAGATTACAAGAAAGAGACCCTAATTTATTTGACTTAAAAAAATATAATCAGAAATCAGTTGTATATAGTGTTTTATGTCAATCTGGACGACAGCCTATAATTTATGATGAAGAAGAAATTAATGAAATGAAGGATAGCAGAAAGAAAAAAATGGTAAAATATTGGAATTTTACAGATAATGAACCAGCTTATTATGAATGTCCAGATAAAGAATATTCTCATTTATCATTTAGATCTGGACAGCATTCACTTGGGTATTGTTTACCATGTTGTAAAAAATCTAAACCTGTTCCATTTTCAAAAGCAGAAAAAACAAACAAAGAATGTTTAGATAAAAAATCAATACAAAACGAAAAAGAAGATTTGGAATCTAGACATATATTAACGTATGGTAAAGAAATATCTCCAGATAGACTATCACTTCTTCCATCCGAATTATCAGATGGATTATTTTTAAATTGCATTGCTCTTCCATTTAAATTATATGTAATTGGAGTTGAACAAAGTACACCAGCAGTATCAGATGCCGGTTTTATGTTTGCAATGGCATATACAATAGCATCCGAAGGAAAAACTCAATTGGATATGATCGAAGAAATTGCAAAATATGCATCTGAAATGAAAGAGATATATTTTATATTGGGAAATGGTTATGCTTCTCTATTTGCAAGTTCAGAAGATTTAGCAGAAGAAATTCGAAGTGTTTTTATTAGAAAAGATGATAAATTATCACCGTTCGGTGCAGGTGGAGCATTAGAAAAACATTGGAAAAATATTATAACTGACATAGTTAGATATTTCTATGGAATAGAAATTGTTGTATTTAGTGGTCCAGAAGGAAATATTTCAATTGAATTTCGTTTAGAAACTAAATCATCTTTATTAGAAAATGCAGATATAAATACAAGACTTTCTTTATTTATATCAAATGAATTTGGATTTTATCCAATATGTGCATTAAATCAAAAACAATATTTAAAAACTCAAAAACAAGACAGATGGATGATTATAAGAAATAATTTTGGTGATGATAGTAGAATATTAGAAGAAAATAAAGATTTTATTGTTGATACTGTTTTTATAACTATTTGTAATATTCTTAATTATAATACTGAAAAATCTAATGAATTGGATTTAATGACAATAACAGAATATAGCAATTCTAAGAAATCTTTATTTAAATTAAAAGCGAGATTTATAAATTTAAATAATTTATGTTATGGTGTATTGTTTAATAATGATGTCTATATTCCAATTAAACAGTCAAAATATCCTCTCAGTGAAATAGAATTAATTTTTGGAAATAGTCAGGTGAAACCTACTAAGGAGGATTTATATGCTGTAGTTGATGATATCAACATATTTCTTAAGAAGAAAAAAGGATTTACTATCGAAAAAAATAAGTTATTAACAAATGATGAAGGAATTATTGGCTTTATTTATTTGGGTACTGAAAATCTTTATTTTTATCATTTAACTGTACATATACCATATGATACAAAAGATAATGTACATATACCATATGATACAAAAGATATAGATAGAAAAATAATGAAATATTTAAGAAATACAAAATTAGTGCAAATAGATGAAAAGGCAAATAGAGCATTTGTTAAAAACAATTTATATAAATTATTTTTAGCTGAATTTATATCCATTTTAAAGATGAATAAAAATATTTCTTTAAGGAGTGAAATTATAGATATAATTAAGAATACCAATTTTAATTCACCAAAATCTACCTCTGTATTTAGATATGAAATAACTAAATTGCTACAAAATTATCCTGAAGATCTCAGAACAGTTAGAAATATAGTTTCTCAATCATATCTATTTTCTTCAAAGAATTCAGTAAACATATCAATAGACATGATTAATTCTACGAATTTTGTATTTGATAATCAATTATTAATTAAATTAAGAAATTTATCACATGAAAATATTATATCCTCCCTAAAAAATTTAATGTCAAAGTATATCGAAGTAAAAAATGATATTGTAAATATCGATAACATTTATGTTGCATGTTCAGATAATTCATCAGTTAGTAATAATACATGTCATAATGGTAAATTAATAATACCTAGTAATAAAATAGATGAATATTATGATATATTAGCTTCAGATATATTGAATCCATATAAAACAGAATTAGATATTCTATGTGTATCTGGTACTTTTGATGAGCTCAATTTTATCAAAAGACCAAATGAAAATATACAATTTATGGAATAAATTATGAAATAAAATTATAGAATATATAATGTCATCGATTGATAGTGTGGACTTAGAAATTGCTCCTAAGCTAAAAAAAAATTCAATTAAACAGTATTTAATATTATTTATTATTTTCATATTTGTTGTAAGCGATATATTTATTAATAATATATTATCAAATATTGGAAATACTGTTAAATGCAGAACTCCTACAAATTTAGGTGTAGTTGTTCAAGGAATATTTCTTGTTATATTTTATATAATATCTGTACACTTAGTTGACAATGGAATTTTGTAATAGCTCTTCATCAGTTAATGGTCGTTTATATGTAATTGTGTCATATCCATTTTTAACGATATCACATATAAAAGAGTAAATTTCATTTGCACAATTATGTGATGATGTTCCAAGAATATTTATTTTTATGATACCACTACTAGGAAACATTTTCACAAGAGAATTATTAAACTTAAATGATATGATATGTCTAACGGCTAACATATTTTCTTCATTAGGACTACAAATATCACTAACTTTTTCATCTAAAGTTAACATATCTGAAAATATTTTCATATCAAGCAATGTATCTTTTTCAAGTTTAATTATAAACTTAAAATTCATCATTTTGCTATTGATATCTCCTAAAGATATAGGTTGATATTCTCCATTTAAACAGAACATATTAAAATAATCCACCAGTTTAGAAAAAACATCTATTGCATCGCTAAAATCAGGTTCTATAGAACCTGCTAGCTGGAAAGTCATCTTTGATGAGGAGAAAAATTTTACATTATATAATTTCCCGTTAAATCCAATAATGGAAGTTTCAATTGCATTATTAAAACATCTTTTTTTCTTTTCGCTCTTGACATATCCATTTTTTGATACTGATTCTTTATTATTTTCAATAACAACTATGTATTTATTATCTTCTGAATTAATATTATTAATCATATTTCTTATAATTTTTTCGATTGCTATTTTCGTATCATTTGTTTTTAATTCCATTTTAACTGTAGATGTAAAAATTGACAAAATTCCAAATTCCATTTTTTGAAAAGTATTACGAAAGTATTACGAAAGTATTACGAAAGTATTACGAAAGTATATAATATTATAGTTTACATTCAAATCTTATCAAAAATTGAATAAATGAATACTATAAGTTATAAAAAAGGATGGAAATACAATACAGAAAACCTTCAATTTTAACACTAACTAATATAAAATTAGATGAAAATCAATATGAAAATCAATATGATAAAATATATTTCGAAACAAAAGAATTAGAAATGGAAGTTGCTAATGATTATGATTTAATTCCAAATAAATATATCCATGACCAATGGCCAGTATTTACAAATATACATTGTCCAAACTGTTCATTACAATTTAAAGGTAGACCAATTCCAATACCATGTTCTACATTTGAATTAAAAGACGATGGTAATATTACATTTTCTGTATCTGAAATTGCATGTTCATTTCCATGTGCAAGTTCAATGATATCAAATAAACAAGTTCTATCTACTTTGTATTTTATTATTAAAAAGTCATATGCATTTGATATTCCAAATGCACCTAAAAAAACATTAATGAAACATTATGGTGGAAAATTAACTATTGATGAATATAAAAAATTAATAAATAGTATGGAATTGTCTATTAAATCACATAATTCTAAAATAAAATTTTCAAATAGTTCAGTTATTCAACTATTTGATACAACTAATAGTTCAGCTATTCAAGTATTTAGTACAACTAATAATACAATTAATGAACATCCTAATGAGGATAATTTTTGGGAAGAATTACTATTTTAATTCTTATATATTAAATATCCTAAGACTTGCATAAAACTGTCAGCAATATGTCCTCTCATTGATTTTGTAGAATATGGTATTTTTGAATAAAAATATTCCTCTATTTTTTCAAAATTATATTTACAATGAATTTTATTTGCAGAATAATTAGAAGAATATTTTTCTATAAAATAACAATAACGACCCTTGTCTGTCATATATATTTTATTTTTTAACGAAGGATTCACCATAATAATTTCATTATTATGAAAATAAGTTATCAATGCAGGAACAATAGCTCTTGCTTTAGGATTTTGGCCCATTTGAAATTCTATAAAAATTTTAACATCAGAAGAGATGTATGGTATTCTTGTATTTATATATGAGACTAATTTTTTTATTCTGTTCACAATATCTATTTTTTCATCACTAATACCCGGAAATAAATCTACAGTTTCTCCATCATATAATTGAATACAATTCTTTATTCCATTTTTTATATTTTCTATACAAGATATACAAGACAATATTATACTTTGTATACTTTGTATACTTTGTATATCTTGTATACTTTGTATATCTTGTATACTTTGTATATATAATATCTGTCTGTCTACTTCTTCAATATAATTATTTATTATTTTTTTTTCTATATTAATTTCTCCATAACAAAATGCAAATGTTTTAGTTGCACAGTCAAAACTTATAAATTTCATTAATACAATTATACAATTAAATAACTATACAATTGTATAATTATGTAATTAATTACATAATTATTTAATTAATTGTATAGTTAAAAAACTAATTAAAAACAAATTAAAAACTAATTGAAAATGTAATATATTTTCAAATATAATAATGAAATCTTTAAAATCACAATCTGCACCTCGTTTAGATGCAGCAAATCTTGCAGGAATTACTACATTGATGAATACACAACATATTAAGCAAGATATTAACTTATCAGATGTAGAAAAATCTGTTATGGGAAAAGCAATTAAAGATACAAAACAAATAGAAATGGATCCTGTAAAAATATACACAAATGAATTAAATAAATTAGCAGATGAGTTAGGAATTAGTCTAGGTGATAATGAAGAACTACAACAACCAAAAAAACCATTAAATACAAAAATAGATCCTGTTAATTTTTCAGACAGTGAATCCTCTAACGATTCGTCAAGTAATGAATCAAATTCTTCTCTTTCTTCACGATCTTCTCGTGCTTCAAGAACCTCTCATACTTCTCGTGCTTCGCGATCTTCACATGCTTCACGAACGTCTCATGCTTCAAGAACTTCACGTGCTTCGCGATCTTCTCGTGTTTCAAAAGCTTCAAAAAGTTCATATAATATTGACAAACAAGTCGATAGACAATCAGATAGACAAATTGATAGATATATTCCTAATACAAAAAAGAAATTAATTACACATTCTAAAGTTCCAGTTATTGAAAAATCAAAAACTATAACTACGGAACAAGAAAGAAGGAGACATATCAATAGTATTGTTAATGATATTAGAGAAGAAACAAGAACAACTTTTGGAGTAGAAAGAGAGAGATCTCAAGACTTAAAAGCATCTAAATTAGAACAAATTGCACAGTTAAAAATGTCATTAGAAGAAGAAGGTATTGACTGTGGAAACGTTAATAATCCATCAAGTGATTGTCAAATGGATGAAATTGATTCAGTCCTTAATATTTTAAGATTAAAAAATGATAGAAATAGATATAGTAGTCTTGCTGAAGAAGTAATTTTAGGCTTAGCTGAAGGTATTGAAACAGTATTTGACGGAAGTAGAAAAATCCCATTTTTAGGATGGAAGCCTGATTTTGTTGGATATCATAATACTGTAAATATTAAACTACATCGTATGCGATTTGAAACATCTCAAGTCGTAGGAAAAATCATAGAGAGATATAATATTGGACCAACAGCAAGAATTATAATGGAATTATTACCTAGCTTCTTTTTATATCCTAGACAACAAAAAAAGCAAAAATCATCCCCAGGACTATCTAATGAATTCGAAACTCGTAATGCAATGAGTCTTATTAAAACATCGAACGAACAAAATTTAGAAAATCTCAGAAATATTTAAAAATATAATATAAATAATGTCATATTATCCAGATGATGACATTTTAAAAAATGTAAATTACGACAATGTATATCTAACTGATGATGCATATCTACCTAATATTTATGAGCATCCCGTTCAGTATTCTGCTCAGCATTCTGCTCAGCATTCTGCTCAGCATTCTGCTCAGCATTCTGCTCAGCAGAATGCTGAGCATTCTGCTCAAAATAATATTACAATGTTTTTATTAGTTATTATGTTTGTATTGTTTTCTGTTATGTTAGTAAGATTAAATGAAATAAAAATAAGTATGAATAAATCACTAAGAATGTCTATTAAAGCATTAAGTTCATTAACAACACAACGCTAATTATTTTTAGTTAATGATTCTCTTGAAATTACTTTAGATTTTAGTAATGAATTCATACTTTCTATTTCTTTTGAATTAAATTCTGATTTCCATTTTACGACTAATGTTGTTTTATTTTCTTCTAATATAATGTTTGTTTTAAAGCCTCTTTTTTCTAAACTTCTTATAATTGTTGCATATACAATTCTTTGTGCATTTTTTTTATCTAATCCTATAACTAATATATTAATTGGTAAATCATGTTCTACATGATTTTTACCTAAAATTTTTTCAGATTTAATTAATTTATCATCAATAATTTGCAAATGTTCACATACAAGAGATTCTAATTCTTTTTTATATGGCTTATTTAACTGTCTAGCAGTTATTGACATTTTTTATATTAATAATATATTATTAATATAAAAATAATAGTATAAAATTAATAGTATAATGTCTCTTTGTAAATATTCTAATATATTTGGAAAACCTAAAGAAGGTGTTCATAAATACAGATTTTTAGGTGTTGCATCTGTTGATTTATTTGCAACATTATTAATTTCTTATTTGATATCGATTAAGGTAAAAAAAAGTGTATTGTATATTTTTTTAATATTGATATTGTTATCAATTATTATCCACAGAGTATTCTGTGTAAATACAACTTTAACAAATTTAGTATTTAAGTGCTGTAGCGAAGAACCGCGGAACCATCGGTTACAAGAAGAAAATTAATAGCAATACCGACAACGATAAGATCAGCTGGGGTCTTCGCAGACACATAGCTGGTAGTAAACTTAAGATAAGTCTCACGAGCACGGGAGAAGTTAAGATGACCACTAGGTTGATAAGTTCGAGGGAACAGAGCAAGATTCACAAATAATGCGCCATGATCCTCAGGAGTGTTAATAGCACTACCACCATAGTGAAAAGGAAAGTATTGATTAAACAGATTATCCGAGAAACCATCAAAGATAGTAATGCCATGGGAAGTAAGAGTTAAACTATCAACAGTGGGCACTGGAAGATAATACTGGTCAGGCATAACACTAGATGACTTATACTTAAGAGTAGGGGCAGATGCTCCACTTGGCATTTCAGAAACAACTTCACCATCACACTTAGCATCAACCATACGAGTAAGACGATGCCAATCACGCCATTGGTTCTGATTGCCACCACTAACAACTCCACCACTTCCAACAGTAACATCCTTAATATTCCAAACAGGACGAAGACCAACAAACATATATTCAATAGGCCACTTAAGCTGAGAAAGGAGCTTTTCATCGGCACTTTCTTGGTTGCACCTAGAAACTTGTTCACGATACACACGAATAAGAGAAAATCCAATACGCTTAATGTAGATATCATGAATTTCAGGGTTAACGAAAATGTTATTCACATACAGCTCCATACGTTCGACTGCAATTTCAGTAGTTCCAAACTTTTGGAAGATGGGAGAATACGAAACAGCACGAGTTGCACCATCATCGGAAACATGTTGAAGATAAATACTAGGAAATTCATAAGCAAGAAGAGATTGTTGGCACATATCAACAGTAATAAATCGTTGACCAAAAGGAATAGAAACACTTGGGATAGACAGACGAACATCATCGTTAAACCAAAACCGAAGCTTATTCCAAATTTCAAGAGGAGGTTGAACAGGCTTAGGAGTTTGAGGACCATTAACGACTTGATGAAGCTTCCTAGAAACATCAACATGAGGACCAACTTCGCTGTTAAGAGAAGCAAGACTAGTCTGACTAAGAACGCTAGTTCCAGTAGCCATACCACCATATAAACGATCATTGGTATGAAAAAGACTAACGGTTTGATTGCTTTGACCAAGTGCCGACCGAGTAATTCCTTGAGGAGTGCTATCAGCATCTTCATCAGTGGCAGAAGCAAGACACAATCCACTGTATCCGGTAAGAGGAACTTCTTGACCAACAAGGCGATCATGACCAGTTCGCTTATTATGAGGGATGCAAAACTTCTCTAACATGCAAGTAACAGTATCACTATATTGATCAAGAGGATTTCCGTTCACATCAAACTTAACTTGACGGAACAGACGATTACCAGGATATTCACAATAACGAACAAAGTTGCGGTAAGTATATTGACCTTGAGGATTAGGAGTAACCACGATTTCACGAACACCTCGAAGAGAAAATTGAGATTGAGAAGACACGCTAACTAAAGAAGGATCAGTGGTACCTTGAACAAGTACTTGCCCAGTAGAATCAACAATATTGTAAAAATCAGTACCAGAGTTGTAAGGAAAAGAAGCGGAACCCTGAGCTGGAGTGAGACCACTGTTACCATAAAATTGACCAAGACGAACACGACAAACCATATCATGAAAAAAGTCGCCAAATTGCGGAATGCTAAAGGTAACACCTCCACCAAGAGTAGAATTACCAGCTTGAGGCTTAATCTTATTATATTCGAAACCGATAGCAACAAAAGGCTTAAAATGAGCATTAACAAAAAGAATGTGAGTTTGTTCAATATCTGCTAGCGTAGGAGTAACATCAGAAAAACCTTGAGCGCGACGAGTAGCCATAATGTCCTTGATGCGCTGAGCTAAAAGACGAGAAGCGGTAAGGAGAGCATCGGCTTTACCATCGTTTGCAATAAGAGCGTAAACTGCACCAGTAGACATTTATACAAGAGACAACTATATAATACAATTTATTATAAAAAAAATAAAAATTAATTATAATATATTTTGTTTTACCCTACAAATTGATGGATTTAAAATTGTACTTTGTTTCCATAAGTATAAAGTATTAATACCAGGTATTTTATCTATATAGGTAAATTTTGCTTCTTCAATTTTTGCTTCTTCAGCTCTTTCTTCTTCTTTGATTGTTGCTTCTTCAACTTTTGATTCTTCAGCTTTTGCTTCTTCAATTTTTGCTTCTTCAATAATTTTTGATTCTTCAACTTTTGCTTCTTCAATTTTTGCTTCTTCAATAATTTTTGATTCTTCAACTTTTGCATTACTATAGAAGAAATTTTGTGGACTTAATTTTTTATTAATTACAAATAGAACACATTCTAGAGATTCAGTTACGCTTATAATCTTACCATCCCACTCATGTCTAATATTACAAAATATTATTTGTATTCTTTTGTTTGCATTGTGAATCAATGATAATTTTTCATTATAATTCGTAACTACCAATCCAAAAAGTCCATTAATCAATTCGATAACGATATTTCCTTTTTTTTTCAATGTAACAAATCGTGGAATATATAATTTGTCAATTTTCACTTTAATGTCTTTTTTCTCTTCAATTCCTTGTTGTAGAGAAGTTCTATGTAATTTATAACATGTATTTGAAGTGCAAATATAATATTTATATTTGACATTAAACATTGTTAATAAATGATTCAACATTTTGATAATAGAATTATCATGTAGAATTGATATATGTGCAAATAATTTTAATTCCGTTTCAACTTCTATAGGAATTTTTTTTCTACGAAGGAATTTGTTTAATTCAATTAATCTTTTTTTTGTCAAACGAATTTCAATCTCCATTGTTTTTTTAGTACCAACTGTGTGATACTAAATATTTCAATTTTTATATTCAATTTTTAAAAAATCATAACGGTCTATATTTTAAATACATATTGCGATTTGTTGGAACATATTCAATTTCATCTAAAATTTTACAAATTTGTTCCCAATCAGCATCATCGGATTCTACTGTTTCTTTACTTTGAATATATATATAATAGAATATTCTTCTTCTTTCATCGTTCTTATCTAAAATCGCATCTAATATTTTATATATATAATATGGATAATAATTTTTATTTGTTCTGTTTGTTTTTCTTACATTTTCACATATTTCAATTGCTTTTGTGAATAGATTTTCTACTTTTGCTGTTATTTCATCACTTATTTGGGGCGGTCCTACTCCAGTTAATTTCTGTAAAAGTAAAGGAACATTTTTATTTAAATCTGAGCGACCAATTTCTCTTAACATTAATCTAATATCATATACTGTTAATGTTCTAAGTATTTTTCTATCTCTTCTTATAATATTTTTTAAATCTTCTAATGTTTTTTCTCCATATAAATTATCTTTATCTTCTTTATCTCCTAATTCTTCTTCAGGTTCTTCGGCTAAGATGTGCATCCACCAAAATTGGAAATGTCTATTAGGATTAAATGTTCCAGTTTTTGATTTCTGACCATCTTGTGTAAAAATATTAGTATCTTCGAAACTTGTTCCAATCAATTCACGAATAGCTCCACAATTATTACATTTTAATTCTGAAGAAATATTATCAACAATCATATTTAAACTACAAGACTGACAAATTTCATATTTGTATTCTATCTTATTATTTAATGAATTATTTAATGAATTACTAAATGAATCTGAATTTTTTGGAAATATATTATATAGATATTGTAATTCATCAATTATTTTTGTATTTTTTTGTTTTTTTCTTGGTATCGATTTTTCATCTCTAAATGTTATATTATTATTTTTTAAAGATAATATACATCTAGAAATAATATTATTAATTTTATTTGAAAAATCTATATTATTTAATAACCTTTCAAATGTTAAATTTGCTTCTATTGAATTGTTATTAATATATAAATTTCCTAAAATTATCATAAATCTATTTTTTAATTCAAGTAATTCTGCTAAATTATCTTCTATTAATTTTGATATGTTTTCAATATTTAACATTTTCATTTTATTTAAAAAATCATCTGCAACTTTAAATTTTACATTATAATATAACTCAATTGTCTTCATTTTATAATATATTTTTTTTTAAACTTCAAAACACTAATTGAAGTTTAAAAAAAAATATATTATAAAATGAATTTCGAAGATTTGCTATCCGATATCTTATCCAATCCAGAAAAATTATTAGATTCTTCATATACAGATGAGCAAATTCTCGAAATTCAAAAGAAATTAAATCCATATGGTAAAGTGGGAGGGCCTTCCTTTAAGGAAAATAAAAAAGTTGCAGCAGTGAGTTATACAAATCTACGAGAAGATTATATTCGTAGATTAACTATGACAAGTTTTACATCATTTATTTATCAAATGTTTAAGGAATGGGAAGTTCCATCTAATGATTTAATTATTCCATCTACATCTAACTTTTCTCTTAATACTGAAGAATTAATCAAAAAATTAGAGGATACTTTAGCAATTGCAAAAGAGGCAGATAAGGCAACTAAAAATGCATTAGTTCTTAAACAAGAAATGCTTATGTATGAATTAGATGAATCATCTGATAAGAGTAAAGTAGAAAATATGCAAACAGAAGTTTCCGCAGAAACTGCAAGAGGAATTGGATTATCTTATGTTGCTTCATATATGTCAGCAAAAATTAGTGTCGATGCACATTCTAGTATCCATCAAATTGCAAAATTAGGTATGGAATATCCAGATTTTAGACAAATGATTGCAAATAATCCACCACCTACTCATAATTTTCCTAAGGAGTCAGCAAAGACTATCATTAAGTCATTTTTAGATTATTATTTGAAATACGACATTTCAACACATGTTAGAAGTGCACATGATTTAAAGACAATTCAAGATGCTTTAGTAGAACAAAAAATTGGAAGTACTCACGCTTTAGTAGATATTAAAGATCCATCTCATTTAACACTTCAAGCAATCAAATCTAAGATTGTAGTATCAGATGAACATAAAGCATATGTTGATACTATTACAAATAATAAGAAGTCATTAGAATGTGTAGTTCATGTATTATTAGATAAAGAATTAACTGAATCCGTTAGAATTGCTACTACTAATCCATTTGAATTTAGACATTATCTATATCCCTTATATGTTCCTCAAGATATTAAAAATGTAAATATTCCTCCACAAGATTCATTTCATCGTTGGTCGTATTATACCGAAGTTAATTATGATCAGCTAAGAATTTTAACAGAAGCAATCTATCCAGAACGTCCTGATTTAGATTGGGCAATTGCTCTATGGGATACATTTGACGGTTCACAATCTGAAATTGATGCGGCTTTTGAAAAGCATTGTCAAAAGTATCAAGATAATATCCCTAGCTCAATTAAGGCGATTGAATTTGGTTCTTGGTCTATCCTTGCAGATTTTAATAAGAATAGAGAAAATATCCAATTTTACAATAAGAATACCGAGGTTCTTAAGCGTATTTTAGATAGACATGCTGATGACAAAAATATTGGAGCCGAATTAATGCGAAATCGTGTTAGACAAACTAAAGCAAGGAATATTGCCGATGCTGGTCCTGATGCAGTTGGTCTTAATAATTATAAGAGAAATGTCGTTGAAGGTAAAAAGGACCTTTCTAGGCGTGGAGTTGAACAAGTCATTTCAGCTAGCGAAATGAAACGATTAGAAAAGTCTAACGGTAATATTAAACTTGCAAAGGAATTTGAATATTTAGAACAATTGGAAAAAACAATTCATGATTTATCTGATATTAAGAAATATCGAACTCTAACTGCAACAGAAGAAAATGATTTACATGATGCACTACAAAATATTGAACGCGCTCGTGAAATGTCAATTGTTCCAGAAGATTCTATTCAAGTTGATGTATTCACTACGGATTCATTAACTGGTGGATTTTCTAAGACTCATTTCTATACAAAGGCAGAAGCTCCAGAACATTTATCTAAAGAGGCCACAGCACAATATGCTGTAGATAATATCAATGCAGATTTCTCAAAGCGAACAGATAGCGACCGAAAGCAGGAAGCAATGCTACAATAATTTCATTTTATCACTTTTTTTTACATAAATTTTATCATAAAAAATTATCATCATAATTTTTACATAAAAAACATATTACGGTAAAAAAATATATAGTATTATAAAAATGGAAATAAAAACGAACGATATCACTACTGAAAATGGAAAAAAAATTCCAGAATTAATAGTTAATCCATCGATGTTTATAGATAAAACAATTGCAATATATGGTCCAAGTAAAACAGGTAAAACTGTAATAACAAAACATATAATGAAAACTGTGAATGGTCATATAGAACAAATAATGGTAATTGCTCCGAGTGAGCCTTCAAATCGTTCATATGAAGGTTTTGTAGATCCTCCATTCATACATTATAGATTGTATTTAGCTGACCCAAATAATCCGAGAAGAGATGATGGTGCAAAAGGAGCACTACGTTTTTTAGAGGCATTATGGAAAAGACAAGAAATGATGGCTGCGATATATGTAAGAGCAAATAATATGGATATATTAAGTCAATTATATCAAAAATTACCAAAAAATATAAAATCCGAAGGTTTGAAATATATAGAAAACATAAATGAAAAAAGGCAAAAGGTTATTGAAAGTGTATGCAAAAAATATGCTGATGATCCTGGAAGAAGAGAAGAGAAAATAAAAGATGTAAATGAAAAATTTAAAAAAATGCTAAACTTGTTATATAAAAAATATCTAACTCCTAATTATGAAAGTCTTTGGAAATATGATTTATCTGAAAACGAAAGATATAGCTTATATTATCTTAATTTTAATCCTAGAATGTTAATTATATTTGATGATTGTGCTGCCCAATTAAAACCCTTCTTTAATAAAGATATTTTTAGATTATTATTTTATCAGAATAGACATAGTTTTATTACTGTTATATTATGTTGTCAAGATGATACTGATTTACCAACAAACTTAAGAAAAAATGCATTTTTATCATTTTTTACAGAACCTATTGTATGTTCATCTAATTTTGAGCGTTCATCTAATAAATTTCCAAAAAGTACACGCTCATATGTAGCTGAAATTTCAAATGAAGTATTCAAAGGACATAGAAAAATGGCATATATTCGTGAAGATGATAGAAGACAACATTTTTATCATGTACAATTTCCATATCCTGAACCGTTTAGATTTGGTAGCAATGCTTCACATGAATTATGTGATAATTTACAATCTGATGGAGTAGCTATGGATAAAGAAAATCCATTTTATGATACATTCAAAATTAATTAATTAAAAATGTATATAATAAATTATATAAAAAACCAATGTCATCTCCTAAAGATGCAAGAGTAAATTCTATATTTGAAATTTTAGGTGCATATTTCTGTGATACATTCTTTAACCATATTTATAGAAGTGCGCACCTAAATACTAAAAATAATTCATCATTAACCGATGAATATATGCGAAGAGTACATGCTTATGTAATTGGTGTAAAAACAGATAAAGAATGTTATAGCGAGGTAGTTCAAGGAATTCATTCTTATTTCATTGGAACTACAAGATTTACAACTATGAGTTTTAATGATTTTGTTGATAATGTCATTAAAGTATGTGTCCCTGCTGATTATTTTACACAATTTACACAGCAAGATAAAGATGAATTATTAAGCAGTATTATATGTGATCTAGTATCAAATATAGCAATATATACGACTCAACCTGATATATTGAGAAAAATTATTGATGAACATAAAACAAAGGCAGAGGTTACTGTAAGAATGATTCAAGATTCCATAATTAGTTTTCTTACAACAAAAAGAACAACTATTCATAATAAATTTTTACAAAAGATTGGACAATCTAGAGAATTTGTTTCTATTGACACTATAAAAGATATGGAAAAAGTAATTAAAAGATTAGTAAAAGAAAAATCAGACTTAACATCCAATTTTATCGCTTTAGAAAAATCAATAATAGATGCAAAGCAACAAATAAGAGATGGAAAAATTAGAGAACAAAAATTAATGAGAATTATAGAATTGCTTAAAATAGAAATTAGTAAAGGTCCAGCTGAAGCTGGAAATAACGTTTCAGCGATTCCTGAAAATAAAGTTGGAGAAAAATTATTTTTTATTAAAGAACAGCCTATTCAAAGGCAAACTGAACCTATTCAAAGGCAAACTGAACCTATTCAAAGGCAAACCGAACAGCCTATTCAAAGGCAAACTGAACAGCCTATTCAAAGGCAAACTGAACAGCCTATTCAACGGCAAACTGAACAGCCTATTCAACGGCAAACTGAACAAAAAATTGAAGAACTTAAACATTTCATTGACACACAAAAAAATACCTCTAATTTAGCAGAAATAGCTAATATTAAAGAAAATAATACATCTAGTTTAGAAAAGATATCTAGTTTAGGTGAACAAACAGACAATTATGAAACATTAAGTATGTTAGATGAATTGGATCCAATTTTTGAAGAATAAAAAATATAATATTTTTGAAGATATACAATCATGAAAGGAATCATGTTCAGTAATTTTTTTAATGATAGTAGTTGGATAAAAAATACACCATTTATTCGCTATATTAAAAATCCAATTTATACTGCTATATTAATTACAGTACTTGTTATGGTAATTATTTTTACCATTTATGATTTAAAAGGAACTGGAGCAAAATTAGGAATTAGATTATTTATTTATGTATCTGTTTTTGTATCTGTTATATTAGCAATTTATCGCAAAGCAATTATTAGTAATACAGAAGAAGAATCAAAATCTACAGAAATTAGACAATTATTTAAAAGTGTTCAAATTTCAGGAGGAGGTGAAGATATCAATAAATATTTAAACATTGACCAAAATTATGAAAGTCATTCTGAAAGCCAACCAGAAAGCCAATCAAAAATTGATAAATTTATACAAGACAATTTAACTGAAATTAATGATGTTAGATTAAAGATTTAAAGTTATTATATAAATTTATTATATACAGGATGGCATATTCTACTACAAAATCATCTAAGGGATTACCATATGGAGATATGCCATATGATGGTTATTTTGATAAATTAAAAATTTCTAATGTAGTTGATGATGATTTATATAATGAATATGCTCGGAATGAATTATCTGATAGGAATTTTGATAAACCATTTTTAGAGAGTGATAGACCAAAATCTGATACATCGTTATCTAGAAGTATTATAAATCTTAGATATAATGGACGTAGAGGAACAGGTAATAATCCACAACATACTGAGCTTTTCATTGGTGAGTTAGGAAATGATAACAGAGGTTTATCAAATGATCCAAGATTAAATGAAGTAAGAAAATTTATTGGTGGACATGCAAAAAATCTTGAAGTATCAATGGGAAACAATGACGATTATCAAATAAATGATAGACCATGGACTGCTCAATCTATTAGCGGAGCACGTAAAGAAATACAAAAAAGACAAAAGAAAAATCTAAAAATTTTTTCAACTCAAAAAGATGGAAAAATTATTAAGCATAATTTCATAGCAAACGAAAAAGCAAAAAAGCATACAACTCAATCAGAAGATTTTACATCATCGATTGGAAATAAATTAAGTAATGATTTGAAAAATATAAAAAATCGCAAAGTAAAGCATGCAGAACATAGACATACATGGAAGAATACATTAAATGGTATGGATTTGAAAGTGCAAAAATATACACAAACAAGAAAAAATGGAGAATCAAAAATTACACTAACTGGTGGAGTTGTAAAAAATGCAGTTAATATAGATTTGGATGAAATGATAACAAAGAATAAAAATAATAAACAAAAAATCATAAACAATATTGTTAACGTTTTAAACCATGTAAAAACAGATAATTTGTTTTCTAAAGAGACCCACACACATATTAATCAAAGTATTCAATATAGTGATTTAATGTGTATTATTAAAGAAATTAAAGAGGATCAACATAGATATAGCGAGGATTCAGAAAATATTAATGCAAAACAATTACTTATGAATGGAATGATTCAAAATAACACAAGTGAAGATCAAAAACGCATTAATTATGATAATGAGACCAACATATATAAGCAATCGGAATATATAAATAAATTAGTAAATCAATATAATATGACTGAAGATCAAGTAAGAAATTTTCTATTACAAGAACAAAAAAATAGTAAATCTTCTGTTCCTTTAATTAGTGATAATATGTTAAGACAAGTTATCAATCAATCAAGTAATCCAAACGTATTATCAAATATAGAATTAATTGTAAGAAATTTAAATTATAAGATGGGAAAAAATAATAAAAACACAACAGAAGATATTAAATATGAAGATGTAAAAGAGTCCCTTCAGAGAAAAATAGGCAAATTTCGTACAGATAACGGTAGTAAAAACATAGATACAAAGTTATCTAATACATTAGAATTAAAAGTACATAACTATAAAAGCAAAAATTTAGAAGATACATTAAAATTAACACATAATTCTAAAGACACAAATGTATGGACAAAACAGTCTGAAAGTTTAACATTAAATCATACAAATATTAATCCTAAGTGGAATTCGCATACTGTAGATGAATGTACTGTAGGAAATGTAAATATGTTTGGAATGGATGCAGCAGTTCCTATATCTGGATATGGAACTGCTGGTCCAAAATTATTAAGACCGGATAATAATTCAGTAAATATCCAAGAATTTACATAATCATTTCATTTCATTTATTTCATTAATAAAATAAATAAAATAAATGAAATTAATGAAATAAATGAAATTAATGAAATTAAAAAATGATAATTCAGTATAAAAAATAAATAGTATTGAAAATAGTTTTAACAAAAATATATAATGTCAAAAGTTCCAACTTTATTAGTTCCTGGTAGTTTGAGGGTAGATCAAAAAATTTCACAAGAAATACCTATAAATTACATTACTAAATGGTTTAGGCAAAGAATGAGTGAATTAGGAAATCGTTCCATTGGATTAAATAATAGAATTTTAATAATCAGAGCAGAAACAGGTAGCGGTAAATCTACAATATTACCGGTTGAAATTTTTCGTATTCTTAGAAATAAAAATACACAATCTGCATATACATATAATGGACCATCTGTACTATGTACTCAACCTAGAGTATTAACAACTATAGCACTTACAAATGATATCTCATCTAAAGCTTGGAATCCAGATATAAAAATTGGGGATACAGTTGGTTATGAAACTGGACCAGTTAGCAATAGACCAAAAAATGGATTGATATATGCAACTTCTGGTTTTTTTGCAGCACAATTAAAAAATCAGGAAGACATGTATATTATGAAAAAATATAAATTTATAATAGTAGATGAGGCACATGAACGTTCCTTAGATAGTGATATGACAATTATGTTTTTGAAATATTTTTATGAAAGAAATGTTGAAAATGAAAATTTACCATTTTTAATATTAACAAGCGCCACATTTAATACAAAATTATATGCAAATTATTTTAATGTTAGCGAGAGCAACATTGTAGAAGTTGTAGGAAGATCTTATCCAATTGAAACATTTTGGCCTACGAATGGATATAATAATTACATTCAGGCAGCAGCTGAAACAGCATTAAAAATTCATAATGATCATTTAGATGATAAAAAACATCAAGCCGATATATTAATATTTATGCCAGGTATATCAGAAATTAAAGAAGTAATAAAATATTTATTGGAATATCTAAAAAAAAATGTTGATAGAGAAGAACAATTTCTAATATTAGAAATAAATAGAGAAATAGTTATTTCTCAAGGTGATGATTATCAATTAATTTTTGAAAATCCTGATAATTTACCATATGTAAATGATAAAAAACCTTTAAGAAGAATTATAGTATCAACTATAGTTGCAGAAACTGGATTAACAATTGATACATTAAAATATGTTATAGATTGTGGATGGAACAGATCAAGTGAAATATATCAACCGTGGAGAGCAGAAGGATTATTAACAAGACCGGCACCTCAAAGCAGAATAAAACAAAGAAAAGGAAGAGTTGGAAGATTATTTCAAGGTGAATTTTATCCATTATATACAAATAAAGTATATGATACTTTAGACGAACAACAATTACCTGATATTTTAACGGTTGGTTCATTAGATATTCATCTTGCAATTATTAAAGAGCAACAGAAACAAAAAATTAAATTAAAACAATTACCAGAGTTTAGGGTTGAAGATATGAAAATGTTAGACCCTCCAACTACAGAATCCTTTATGGTTTCAAATTGTATTGCATTTTCTTTAGGATTTGTTTCATTTAATGCTCCTTTACCACTATCATGGCCTCCTCCAAAAATTACCGAAGATTTTAAATATAAAAAATATGGTTATGGATTAACACCATTAGGATTTTTATGTTCCTCGTTTAATTATGTTAATATGGAAAGTGTAAGAGTGTTATTAGCTGGATATATTTGGAATGTTGCTGCATCTGATTTAATTACAATAGTTTCTTCATTTGGAATACATTTTAATGATTTATTAATAGGAAGAGGAAGGAAGAAAGGAGATAGTTCATTATCATCAAGTGCAAAAACATTAAAAGCAATTATACCATATTTTCTATTATCTAAGACTGGTGGTAGTTTAGTTGGAATATTACCACCAGATGAATCTGAAAAATTTTATTTTCGTACAAAATTAGTATTGTCGGATGATTTTATTGAAACATTATTATTAATAGATTCTGTAATTAATATTTTAGATAAATCACGAGGAAATATTCATGCTGTAATTGATTGGTGTAAATCAAATGGAATTAATTTTGAAACAGTTTTAAATGTTATAAGAAGAAGAGAGACTGTAATCGAAGAAATGATTTTAGCCGGACTAAATCCATACCATTTAAGTAATATGAAATTAATTAATCAAAAAATTGATAAATTTTCTATTCAAATTGTTTCTATTAAGAAATGTATATATGAAGGATTAAAAAATTTGTTATTAACATATGATGAAAATAATAAAGAAGGTCCCTGTTATTTAACAAATCAAAATTTAAGAGTAAGAGTTCCTAAATTATTTTCAGATGAAAATTTATCTAGATTACGAGCATTACATATAGTCCCTGGTGCATCTAAAACAATTATCCCTAAATATATAATAACAGACAAAATAAAATTTGTTCCTGCATCTTTTGAAAAAGATGCTCCATTTATATATAAAGTAGAAGCAAACATGATTTCGGTTTTAGATGGATATGTTTCTCCGGATTTAGAATTTACATCACCACGATTTTTTAGTAAAACTACTGAAAGTAAAACTACTGAAAGTAAAACTACTGAAAGTAAAACTACTGAAAGTAAAACTACTGAAAGTAAAACTACTGAAAGTAAAAAAATAAAGATTTATGAAAGAATTAAACGAAGTATTACACAGAATAAATCTCTAATGTCAAATTTAGATGAAGTTCAGATATCTGCATTGTTTACACATAATCAATATTCTTTATTTAATTTATCAGAATCTTTACGATATAATTAATTATATCGTAAAGATTCTGATAAATTAAATTCCTAATAACATGTCTACATCAGCATCATTGATTTCATTATTATCTTTTTCATGAAATGATTCTGATAATATAATTGATTGTTCATCTAAAATGTCTGCAATATCTAATTTTTTTCTCTCTAATGATATTTCTTTAAAATTTGGTACCCACCATTCGGAACTAGCTAATATGTTATGTTTTATATCAGATTTTTTATCCTCATCTACTAAAAACATTTCATCTGGATATAATCCAATTTCACCTTTTTTTAAAATCCTACACCCCTTTAATATCATTTTGTTTAATGAAGGTCTTAAGTATTTACTAATTGCTGATGATTCAATATCTTTAATAATATCATTTATAGGAACTCGTTTATTTTCAACATTTAATAAATACCATTCAATGTAATGACCTCCAACCATTCCAAGAGTGTAATCTTCCGAATTATTCGGAGAAATAAGTACAGATTCACTAATCCATCTATGAATAGAATCTTGTTCTATTCTAAATTCTTCACTTTCTCTTTCTATAGTAGGTGATTTTACGTTTTTAAGTTCTCCATTATATTCATTTTGTAATCTTTCATAATAATGTACTAATATGCTTAAAAATGCAGATTGAAAATGTGGATCAGATGGATATTGTCTAACAAATCTTTGATCTTCTTTTTTTTCTAAATTGTTATCTGGGTCTGGATTTTTTCTAAATTTAACTTTAGATGTATATCTTTTGATTCTTCTCCATGTACCATGATCTTTAGTATTAATATTTAAACTGTATTGAGAGGCTGCAACAATATTTGCTTTCATAGTGAATGTTTGTTGTTTGCTATTAAGATCTCTTCCGGATAATTCTCCTGGATTTACTAATTCTTTCATTCTTGCAACATTTAAAAATTGGGCTTTATTAGATTCTTCACTATATGCATAATTTAAATATTTAAACTTCATAATTGCACTATTTGGTCTATCTGCATCTTCTCTTTCACTACACATCAATTGAATATTAAATTTATCAGCATATGGTCCTAATGCTTTAGCTACCCATCTTAAAAAAGCAGTTTTTCCATTTTGACCTCCTCCAATCCAAATTAACATGATACCTTCTTTTGGTTCTCCGCTTAAGCCCTGTGCTGCATGATATAAAATCCAATCTCTTGCATCAGGTTCAACAATTATATCAGCAATTGCATCTAATACTAATCTATGCCAAACATTAGGATTATATGGATCAAATTTATTAAATGCCACAGTTGTAAATCTAGAAATTGGATATTCATGAAAATGATTTATTAATTTACATTTATGTCCTAATTTCAATACACCATTTAATACTCCAAATAAAAATGGTAAATTATCCAACTGCTCACTAAATCCACGCCTTCTAAAAAGATAGTTTGCTTGTTTAATAATTCCATTTTTAAAAGAGTCATTATGCATTGAAGATTTAAACATATTTAATGCCTTATTTAAATTCTTATAATATTTTGTTTTCTCTTCATTATCAGCTTCATTTTTTTTATAGTCAATATAATTCAATACTTGATCTATTAATAATATGAATTTTTCGCTCATATAAATATGTAATCCATCAGGTTCTGTTTCTTTTCTCCATTTCCATATTTCTCCATCTTTCATAGACTTACCAGGTGTAACAAATTCAAACCAACAATATGTTTGACCTCCTCTTGAACCTGCATCTATATCTACACAAAAATGTGATCCTACCATCGCATGTAATATCTTAGCTATGTTATAATGTTGTAATTTTCCATTATGTTCATATGTATATTTTAGTAGCATATTAAAATGTGAGTTCCTTGTAATTTCTTGAAATTTTATCTTATTATAAGTTTTAGCCCAATATGTTATAGAACGAATAGATAGAGGATTTTCATTGCTACCTTTTTTATTTATTACCTCATCCCATAAAGTATCTAAAGCAATTAAACCACCTTCTACCCATTTTTTTGGACATTTCTGACTAAACCAAATAGCTAATGGTTTAAAATTTTCATTTGTATTTGCTATAGCAAATACAACATTACGCCATTTATTTCGTTCTGTATAATATTCAGGACCCAATATATTCAATAAACTATAAATTCTATGTGCATCAGAATTTTGTTCAACTAAAGTTAAAATACTATTCTCTGTATTTATCAGCTCATTTTCAGATATCATAGAACCGGCTGAACGTTCAGCCCAATCTTGAATTCTTGTATTGATTTCTGACTTTACTTCAAAATCATATTTTTTAATTAATGGTTCTTTATTTTTATATTCAGCATCAGTTAATAAACTAAATTCAGCAACTAAGTTATACTCTCCCAATCTTTCAATTTTATTAATAGAAGGAGTTGGAAACCAGCTAATATTATCTAACTGAGTTAAATCTATAGTTGCTTCTAATGCAGAACCAAGAATATAAGGAATATTTCCTCTCTTACAGCTACCAAAAAACAGAACAGGAACACTTGCACTATTTTGATCTAGACACTCGGATAAATCTCCAATTGCTCCTAATTCTTGAAGTATAGATATTACAGATGGATCATTTTTAAATTGTTTAATAAACCATTTTTTATATGTTCTACTAAGTTTAATTCCTGGAATTAAGATATGAAGACCATACTTGTAATTTAAAGTTTCAGCTATTGGTAATGCTTCTTTTTTTATAATAAATATAATATGTAATTTTGCCTCAACTGATTTAAAATATTTGCCATATTGTTCAGCAAAATTTATGTCTTTATATAGAGCCATAATAATTGATATAGCGATTCTATTATAATGCCTATCAGTAAGAATTGGATTTTTATTAGATGTGATAATATCATAATCTAACATAATGCCACTTTTTGAATGAATACTTCCTTGTCTTTCTGAAAAGTGCATTACAGAATTTTCTATTCTGCAATTTTCTAAATGTTTAAATAATGTTTGTAAATGTTCATAATTAAAATTATATGTAATTCTACTTCCTTGGTCGATAATATTTGTTTCATCATCTCCTTTTTTTGTAATATAATTAGCTGATGTTTTTAGAAATATATTGAGATTTCTAGAGCCGTTGCATTGATTTTTTTGGTTAATTTCGTTAATTGATTCCATAACTAATGAATTTATTTCATCCAAAGAAGGACCAGAAATAAATTCATTAATTTTATCCATTTCTATATTATTCGTATAGAAATCTTTAACATATAAATAAATATGTAATAATTATGTAAATGGATAGTTATTTACATAATACATTTTTTATTATAAATGTGATGTCAGTTGAAGTGCTGTTTTAATAATAGTATCAGGTAATAAGCCATTAATTGAAGAATAACTAACATCTTTAATGATGCTATTATTTCTAAAATGAATATTTAAATTCATATATTTTTTTTCAATTCTAATTGTAATGTAAAAACTTGACTTATCATTATAATATATTATAGTATGGACTGGAATATCCTGTAAATTAAATAACATTACAAATTCAATCCAATCATTATAATCAGGAATTTCATAATTCCTATAGAACCATGAAACCATCCTAGTAGTTTTATTATATGGAGTTCTTATTGAGAATTTATTGTTTTTACTTGTTATTATTTTCCTATCACTATATTTTAATGGATCAATCCAAATTGTAAATATGATACTTAAATAGAATAATATTTTTTTATAAAGACTCAATATAAAACATATAAAGTCAATACATTGCATTTTTTTAAAATATATTTCTTTTATTCTATTTTTTAAATATGTTTTTAAAATTGAATAAATATTATTATAATAATATAATAATATAATGAGTGATAGCGAGAACGAAAATTTTGAAGAAGACGAAGAAGAAGTCGAAATTGATAAACCATATGAAAAAAAAGAAGATCATCATTCAATTTCAATTATTGTAGTTGATGAAAATGATAGAATTACAAGGAATACTGCAACTACTTCAGAAATTTCTTTTATAATTTCATCGAGAGCCGCACAAATTTCTAATGGATCAGAAATTTTTGTAAATGTTACTTCACATGATCCAGTTTTAATTGCTTTAACAGAATTAATAGAAGGAAAATGTTGTCTAAAAATTGAAAGATTAGTATATGTAAATGATGATGACTCAAAAGTAGTTGAACATTGGAATGTGAATGAAATGGCAAAGCCTAGTTTACCTCAAATTTACAAACTTTTAACTTCTACAAATTAACTAGAGATAGTAAAATTTTTTCAATTCTCGACATTTTATTTTCTAACATACTTATTCTATTCCCAAAAGTAGAATCATTAAATCCTAATGAATCTATTCTTTCATTAATTAATGCTTCAGATTCTATTGCTCTTTTTTTTTCTTCTAATAAATTTTCATTAATTAATGCTTCAGATTCTATTGCTCTTTTTTTTTCTTCTAATAAATTTTCATTAATAATTATATCTCCATATTCACGTTCTGATTTTTCATTGTTTAATAATTCTTTAATATTTTTAATTTCAGTATTGATTTCGTTAAGTGATACTACTAATGAAACTTTAGTTTCAGTTGTTGAATCTACAAAATACAAAGAATTTGACAGAATGTCCCATTTTTTTGTATTTTGTATACCCGAACTCATTTTTCATATATCTAATATTAATTTTTTATCAAATTGTTAGATAAATATTAAGGAATCGCTTCGAGATCAGAAACTCTCTGTGTTAATTGTTCAATTAAATCTAAACAACTAGATAGTTGTTCACTAATTGAGTTTACTGTAGTTTCAAGCTGACTAACTCTATTAGATAATAAATTAATGGCTGCAATTCTTGCAGCCGTTTCAGTTTCAACTAATTTTAAATCAGTGCAATAGATATTTAATGGAGGAGGTGAAGTATTACCTTCAACTCCAATTTTTAAAGTGCAACCTGGTAGTAAAGACATTTATATTAATATTTTTTAATATTTTTATTTTTATAAATATTATTCCATGTTAAATAAATATCAAATCCAAGACAAAAATATTGGTGAAAATATATTAACAGTAGAATAGTCAAAACTGGAATCAAATTGAATTTGACAAATTTCTGAATCTCCTAGTTTAAATGTAAATTTTCCAACACGAATAATAGTTGGATTTATGGAATTTGGTTCTTTCCAATAACATGGACATATCATTTCTAATGTTCTATCACTACCAACAATTTCTTCTTTTTGCTGAGGAGATTGAGATCCCCAACCGATTGTAATTGGTAAGGTAATATAATTATTTGTTGCATTGGCAGGTAATGTAAATGATCTAATAATTAGATGTTTCATTAATCCCACACGACAAATCATAAGGTTATAATCATATGTATTACCGTTATTAATTGAAAATGGAATCACACACAATCCTCCAGTAAAAACATTAGCAGTAATATTATTTGTATTAATTTTGTAATCAATAGAATTTACTAAATTTGATAACCCAGTAACCGATGAATTTAACATATTAATCGACTCTTCATTTTGCAAATTATTAGTAACCAAGCTACTAACATCATTGTCTAATGATGTTAAATGTTGATTAATAGGATCTAAATCAACAGTACCACCCTCATTTACAACAACAGAAGGAGCCTCCCCAGTGCTTGATACTCGCAAAGTAAAATTTGTAGTCATTTTATTGTTATTATATAACAATAAAATATTTTACAAAATATTTTATTTATATCAAATAATTATCAAAAAATCAAATACTTATCAAAAAATCAAATACTTATCAAAAAATTTAATATGCATTAAAAAATATATCAAATACTTATCAAAAAAATCTTGATATACACATTAAAAAATATCTAATATTATTTTTTTAAGGATTTTAGGTGTATCTTTAAAAAATAGTGCAGAAATTGGTGCTTCTATAATCCATAATTCATCTGTTTCATATCCATTAATTTTTGCATTTTTATAATTACCATTTGGATAAAAATGTATGGAAATTGTTTTTGGGTTCTTTTTTTGAGTGAAAATTACTAGCAATGATTTACTCATATCAATTCCTTTGTATAACCTTTTTGTTCTAGCTCTTACATTGGGTTGAGACCATCGAATAGGTAAATATTTTTTCCATGCATCATCACTCTCATATATTGCTAGTATTTTTTTTGTCTTGTATTTTTTGTTTAGCATATCTTATTCTAAATATATTTTTTCTATTTAAAATTTTTATTTAGCATAATTATGCTAATTAGACAAAATAATTTTATTTTGTCATATAATGTTGAATGTTAAGGGGACTTTCTAATAAATTATATTTATTGTATATATCAACAAAACGACTATGATATGCAATTAATACATCTTTAATAAATTTTAATATTGTATTATCTTTTATTCCTATTTTTAAACAAAATGTTTTGACATTTACATTAGCTACTCTATCACATCTTTTACTAATCATAAAAATTATGCCAGAGATTTTTGTTCTAAGTATCGAACGGTTTTCTATTCTTACATATATAATTCTGTTCAAAACTTCAGAAACAATTAAACACACACCTTTAGAATCTTCACATTCCATTTTTGTTAATTGTGTTAAAATTTCGGGAGTAATTGGATCTGTTTTTATATCATTCATATAACCATTAGATGCCCATTTACGCATTCTCTTGCTTCCCTCAGATAAACTGTTTCTATCTAAATTCATAAATTCTGATATTTCAGAAACAGAAATAGATCTATCATGTTGATTATAAATAATCATTAAACATATACCCAATACTTCAAGTTTTCTTCTCGATCTTAACACTATTTTATTTGTCTCAATAAATTTATGATATAAATCGACTGTTTTTAAAATAATATCACCTTGGATGAGTATTTTATTATATTTTTGATTATATTCATTGTTAAATTTTATTAAAAGTTTTTTAGTGAGTTCTGATGATATTGATGAGGTATTTTGAATACTTTGTCTCATAAAATCTTTTCTAAATTGGTCTGAATTTGAACCTGTAATTCTTAATTTTGATTGACCTGTCATATTTCCAGTTTCTTCATCATCGTCTTTAATAACACCACATCTATTACAAATAAGAGTAGCATTCATATTATTTGTCATTGGAGAATTGCAAATATTGCATAAATTGTTAATTTCCGGAGTTTTAATTTCATTTAATCTAAAAGAAGCAATTGCGGCAAATAAATCTCTATCCATTTCTTGATATATCATATTAGAATTATTTATTCAATTGTCTTTAATTTATTATTCATTTATTTTAATGTTATTTTTAAACTAACATTTAAACTTAACATTAAAAAAATAACATTAAAAACTTAATGTTTAAAAATTACATTAAAAAATAGATTTAAAAAATGTAATAAATATAAATGGATAAGCTATTGGAATATGTTGAAAACAATTCAGATGAATATCTGTTAATTTCTCAAAAGAGAGATATCGATGGAGCAATGATAGACAGGGTTATGGATTTGGTAAAAAAGTTTATAGTAAGTAAAAACCTTATATTATTCGGTGGAATGAGTATAGATTATGCATTGAGACTTAAAGGAGATAAGATATATCCAGATGATAATAGACCAGATTTTGATGCATTATCTACTAATAATATTAAAGATGCATATAATTTGGCTGATATATTACATACAACAGGATTTGAAAGTGTAAGTGTTGTAAGAGGAATACATTTTCAAACAATGAGAGTGAGAACTAATAGTATTTTTGTTGCAGATTTTGGTTATATACCACCAAATATTTATGATAACATTCCAACATTAAACTATAAAGATTTTAGAATAACACACCCAGACTTTCTAAGAATGGATATTCATTTTGTATTTAGCTATCCATATAAAGATTTTACTATGGAAAACATATTTCATAGATGGAAAAAAGATATTAAGAGATTAAATTTATTGGAAAAATATTATCCTATAAAATATGATGGTTATTTTGATATTTTAAAATCATCACATAAATTACCATTTCCTATAATTAATAATGATAATATAGCAATTAATGGATTTGCAGCATATTCCTTATTATTAAAATTTTTAGATTCTTTAGATTTTTCTTTAGAATCTAAAGAATCTAAAGAAGATTTTAAAGAATTTAAAATCCTGGATGATAGTTCATTAGTGTTTAATTCTCCTATACATTCATTAGATTTAATAACAAGTATAGATGTAGAAGATTTATTAACAAATGTTCAGCTAAAAAAATATAGACCATTTTTAGATGTTTCACATGAAATATATAAAAGCAATACAGAAGAATATGATGTTAGTATAACATGTAATAAAACAGAATTAACATCTGTTAGTAAGATATATTTATCAAATTATGAAATATCAAAAGAAGAAACTGATTCATATATATTAATAGTAAATCCTCATAATTTGTTATTATGGTTCTTAATAAATGCGTTTAAGACTCAAAATAATCTATATAAACAATTTTATGGATATACTATGAAATTATTAAAGACTGCAGAAGAATATTATGAAAAAAAATCAAATATTGATACATTTATGAAAAGTCCATTTTCACCATCAACATTTACTATTGGAAAATATAATTTTAGGCCACATTATTCTATTAATTTAGCGAAAGCAATAGAAAGAACAAAAGATAAAACAGATGAAAAATTTCCAGAAATTCTTATTAATATGTCAGGTAAAAATTATAATCCATCAACGTCAGAAAGTCATCCATTAATTTCTTATGAACATCCTTTATATAAACATAATGGAGAAGAATTTACATATTAGATTTTGTGATTTCATCAATATATTTGTTTTGATAGTTTTTAAATGCCATTAATGGTTTATTAATTCTTACATTAACATCGTTATGAAAATTAAAAGCCCATAACTGTAAATTTATATTAGATTGTAAACTTGGCGGTTTCAAAACAATATATCTTATAGCATGCATTCTGCATTCCATACATGGAATATTTTTTGCAAAGTTCCAAATTCGTTTAAACATTAATTTTGCATCATCAATTGTTGGTTTATTGCTATAGCTTATGGATGTCAAATGTAACCAATTCCATGCAATTGGTCCCCACTCATCCTTTGAAATATTTGGCCAATTCCAATTTTCAATATTCATTGTATATTAATATACAATAAATTTATTGTATATTAATATACAATTACATAAATTAATTTGTTTTATTTCCACATTTACATATATATATCGCTGGAATTTCATCAGTAATTCTAATTAGTGCCATATAATCTAAACCACATATATTACAATCTTTTTTAACTAAACATGTAACTCTATCATGTGGAGCTGTATTAATGAAATTTTCATACATATCTAATGCTTGAATGCTGTTAATTTTTTTTGATACGCTCGTATATATTAATGAATCTTTTGCTTCTCCTCGTTTTCTTTCTCCACAACTACAAACAAATTCAACATATCCAGAAGATGTTTGCCGTGTCATAATTCTGCTGCAAATATTACAAAATTTCATCTTATTATACTATTGTATAAATACATTCAAATATTTAATTTATCCATGAACTTTCAGATGCTACAGGTTTTCCATTTAATCTTTCTTGAATTAATCTTACCCTATCTGTAATAACTTCAATTCTTGGATTTAATTTAAACGAACTAAAAAATGTCTCAATATCTCCATGAATTACATCTTTAATTTTATATTCACCTAAGTGTTTTTCCATTTCCTCTATACGTGCCCATATTGGATATGTTGAATAATTATTTCCACTATATTTTACTTCATTATTAATATTAACTAATCCAACAACTTTAACATTTTTGAATCTCTCTGCTTTTTTAGTTATCCATCTAGAATACTTCCAATCTGCAAATATTTTTTCAAAAATTAACATTCCAGGATATCGTTTATCTTTGCTTTCAATATCCTCTATTATATTATGTAGTCCTTTAATTAACAATTCTCGAGCATATAGTTCTAATTGATTGCCTAATATTATTATATCTTCTTTTATTTCAGGTACAATTTGTTTTAATTCAGTAAAAATTGATGCAAAATTACTTCCAATAGAAATATAATCTACTAGACATATAACAGGAAATATTAAACTAAAATCAGACATTAATACAGCTTTAATTTTATCCTGATGCATTGTTACATATTGAGAATTAAATCTAAATAATAATTTCATTATGGTGTTTATTTGATTTCTATATAATGTTGTAGCATATTGTGCATTAAATTTAGATTCTAAATGAACTCGAAATTTTGGTCCTAATATACATCTACTGAAATCTATAATAACTGGAATTCCACTATGTGCAGGTAATATATAAGTGTCTGCTTCTCCTCTTTCTCCTGTAATAAAAATATTAACTGGATCTTCAAACAAATCAACCTTTGAACTATTAAATCTACAACCAACATAGGTATTAAATGTCATATTATTTGTATGCAGATCTGAATGAATAACTCCACATTTAACATGTAGACAATGTACTGCATATACTAATTCAAACATTACTCTTATTGTATTTTCCGGTATCATATACAATTTTTCAACGGTTAGAATATTATAAGGTAGAAATTCCTTCATTGAACCGAATGTAAATCCAGAATCCTCCATTGAATACATTAATGTAATATTTGATAATAATAATTTATTTTGAGCATATTCAATATTTTCATAAATATGAGCATTTAACTCATTTACAAAATAATCTTGCATATTTTCTAATCTTTTTCTGGCTTCTCTTAATGATTCATATGAACTATCTACAACTTGAGCTCTTTTAAATTTATTACGCATTGATATGTTTTCAAAAACATATTTGTCAGTGTTTTCAATATATAACCAATTATTAAAAATTGGAAAATTCATACATATTTGATTTATAGTTAAATCACTAACCATTTTAGCTATATGTAATTCTCTCCAAGCAGGAAAATTAAAATCATAAACATTTATAACTTCATTATAATACATTGGTACTAATTTTTGTCCACATATAATACGATTATGTCTTGAAAAATTTAATAATTTTCTAAGAATATACAATCTTAATTTTTCTTCTTCCTTTGAAAGTTTAGGTAATTTTTTTTTAATTTTGTCAAAAATTAATTTATAAGATGTATTTATGTGGTTTAATTGTATTGAATAATAAAATAATATAGCTACTGCTAAGAATTTAATATGATATCTGTTATTAATAATTAATTCTCCTATATTTTCCATATTTTCTTCTGGATAAATTCTAACTTTTATTTCATTTAATAAGTTAATTGCAAATGGTTCAAGTGTTGGAAAATGTTCAGTAAAAACATTATCATACCAATCTGTAAAATATTTACTGTCAAACATTTTGCTGCGGTATTCTCCATCTTTGGATTCAAAAGTATTAGCTATACATAAATATTCAGGAATGGTATCTAAATTATCTTTATTCCAATAACCATATGCAAAATTAGTACTACTTTCTTCATCTATTAATGAAAAAACAGACACAACATATCCATCATATTTTAATGGAAAATAGTATTTTAATTGTATAAAATTATCAATTCTTGCTAAACCTTGTGTTAACCTAGAATTTTCAATATTTTTTATAGTATCTATAAATTGTTTATAGATATTATTTCCTTCTATTGAGTCAATTGATAATGACGCAATATAATTATCGAAAATCCATTGAAATATTTCTGATCTTTCAGGCATTAAAAATTGAATAATATATATTTATAAATATATTAGCTACAAATATTTGTAGCTAAATTCAAATAATAACTCCAATATATGGATATGATGATGTTTACATAGATGAGGATTTTATTTGAACAATTTTGTTCATTTATATTCTTCATGACTGAATCACATGAATTATATTGCTAAATGGTTTCTGATTGTCTAGATCTTATCAACTTGATTATTTTCAAGAGTACGATTTGACAAGACAACATTCAACAAATTCAGCAATTATTCTAGCTGGTTGTCTCATGTTATTTATTTTCATACGATTATTCCATACTATTTATTTTCATACTATTATTCCATACTATTTATTTTATGCTATCTCATATTATTTATTTTCATACGATTTATATTATTTATTTAATGATACTCATATTATTTATTTCATGATATTTCATGCTAATTTATATTAAAAAAAACGCTTTTTTTATATTATGCTATATTATGAAATAATATAGCATAATATTAATTTGTTTTTTCTAGAGTTGATAATCGTTTTTCTAAACTTTTAACATATGTTGTAATTTTTTTAATATTACCATTTAATCCATCAATAGCTTCTTCCAATGAATTAATGATTACAAGTGAAGATGCATCTGGTTTTATATATATTTTAGATAAGTCATCATATGCAATAAACCATTGTTGATATGTTTTAATTGTTGTATTAAATCCATTCTGAAGTTTAATACATCTTTTTTTAGTTTCTTCCGTTTGTACATCAAATGGGTTTTTCAAAACAAAACCACCAGGTCTAAATCCGTCTTTTTTTGTATAATATCTAACATGTGTGCCATATTTAATATTAGGCCAATATATTTGAGGAACCTCTATATATCCAACTAATTTTTGATTTATTTCTTTAGAATTTTCTTTAGAATTTTCTTTAGAATTTTCCATTATATATTATATGTTATTTTTTTTTAATTTATCGAAGAGGAATACATGAGCATCCTCTAAGATGTGAACCATGATAGCTTCCACACATTTGACAATAATCACCATAAGAAGAATAAAATCTATGTAAATCATCATCTAAAATATTAACTTTCCTTGATGTTGGATGATATGTACGAGTAATACGAGCCGATTTTTGTTTCTTATCTTTTGTCTTAATATCATGTGTTGGTCTGAAATAGTCTTTAGTAGTCTTTTGGCTATCTTCAAACATATGATTTGAGCTTCCAACATATTGCCTCATTTGAGTAACATTTTTGCTCTTTTTTGCTTCGACCTTTCCTTTATGAAGTCGTCGAGTCGTCTCAAAAAGTCTTGCATTAAGATCATCCATATTATAAATACAATTTATAAAAGAATTTTATGTTTAATTAATGTTTATAATTTTTTATAAAAAATTTATAAACAATCTATAAAGAAAATGTTATCAGATTTAATAAATAGAGTAAATATTTTGAATGAAGAAAATATAACCCAAGATAATAAAATTACCGAATCAAGTTCGGGTTTATTATTAGCTGGAGATGAACATTTAGAAAATGTCCATAAAATCAATAGTTTATATTTTAAATCAAAAGATATCGAATTAAAAATATTTGATATTAAAACATTAATATCAAATATTAAATATAAATTATCAACATTTGAAAATATAAATATTTCATTTTCATCTCAATTATTGGATGATATTAATGATACAGATAATATCCAAGAAATTAGTCTTGATGATATAAATAATATTCTAATAAACATAGAATCAAAAAATTTCTATGATACATATTATAGAGTATTTAATACAGAAATTAAAAATAATCTTCAAGATAATGCTATTTCAATTATAAGAGATGCAAACAACAATTTAAATGTGAAAATTAACACAGAAGAATCTAAGAATACCACACAAGATACAAATATTACATCATTAGCTACAAGAATTACAGATATAGAATCTAAAGAATCTACTCAAGATACAAGTATTGCATCATTAACTACGAGAATTACAGCAACAGAATCTAAAAACACAACGCAAGATACAAGTATTGCATCATTAACTACGAGAATTACAGCAACAGAATCTAAAAACACAACGCAAGATTCAAGTATTACATCATTAACAACAAAAATTACAGGTATAGAAAATACCGAATCATTTCAAGATTCAAATATTACATCATTAACATCAAGAATTACAGATATAGAAACGAAAGAATCTTCTCAAGACTCAACAATTATATCATTAACAAAAAAAGTAAGCGATGTAGAACCTGTAGACTTTTCTACAGATATTGATTTATTAACGACAAGAATAACTAAAGTGGAAGACGTAGAATCATTTCAAGACACAAACATTTCTAATTTATTTACAAGATTAGCTTATGTAGATTCTAAAAATGACACACAAAATAAGAATATCACTTCATTTACAACAAGAATTACAGGTATAGAAACGAAAGATACAACTCAAGATACAAATATTACAGCATTAACGACAAGAATTGTTAATACAGAATCTAAAGAATCATCTCAAGACTCGACAATTACATTATTAACATCAAGAATTATATCTGTTGAATCTAAAGAATCATCTCAGGATAGTACAATTACTGCCGGTTTAAATAAAGTAGCTACATTAGTAGCATGGAATAATGCTCAAAATATTGCAATTAATAATTTATTTATTAGAGAGTATGGATATGAATCACCGGCTATACAAAATAATGCAATAGCATCATTGACTACAAAAATTTCTACTATAGAAGCTAAAGATACAACTCAAGATACAAGTATTACATCATTAACATCGCGAGTATCGACATCTGAATCCAAAAACACTAATCAAGATTTAAGTATATCAAATCTATTTCCCGATAATACATATTATAATGTTAGAGGAATTATAAGTTCATTCAATGATGGAGCAATTACTGTAAAACAACCAAATGGAATATCAGATGTATATTATATATATGAAAGACGTGGATATAGCGAATCGTTAACTATATCTTCATTTTCTATTATTACATCAACAACAATTACAAATATAAGTAAAAATGGTAATAGTTTATTTCTTATTATTGGAAGACTTCCAATTTATGATAGTTATGTTTTAAATAAAGTTCCTTTATTTAAAACAGAATGGATAGAAGAAGATAAACATTTACATAACTTTTCCGTTTTAACTACTACTAATTCTGGACATGCCCATTATGCGCAAGGCAATACAAGTAATACTAATGTCTTTAGTACAATATCATATCCTTTATTTGTATATATGATTTCTAAAGAATCAAATACAATAGCAATAGGTATAAAACCCATGTCAGATAATATGACATTACAAATTTCAAATTGTTTATATGTTTCAGGGTTTAAAATGTCATGGGGATATTTATAATCATTATAAATATATAAGTATTATATAAGTATTATATAAATATGTCATTATCAAATTTATCAACACGCATAACATCTGTAGAGCTTAAGAATACTTTACAAGATTCTTATATTAACAGTTTTAATTCAAAATTATTGTTTACAAATACCATGAACGAATCACAAAAAAATATAAATTCAACTCTTAATCTCAAAACTATGGGTGTTGAAGAGAAATTATTAAATATTGACGCTGATATGTCATCGATTAATAATCGCATTATATCCATTGAAAATATGGATATACTTAATATAAATAATAGAATTTCTGAGATAGAAGCTAATAATTTAACTCAAGATAATAAAATTAATGATGTTGAAACAAGATTATCTAATATAGAATTTATAAATCAAGATTTAGATGTTTCTAATTTAAATTTAAGAATTACCGCAATTGAAAATAAAAATAAAGAACAAGACACTGAAATTATAAATGTTGCTAATAATTACGATACTTTTGATAGCAAAATTACCGATATAGAATCTAAAAATACAACGCAAGACTCAAATATTGCAGCACTAACATCTAGAGCAACAGCAGTAGAATCTAAAAATACAACGCAAG